CCTTTCCAAAGCAGGTATTCCCAAAGTATCTTTAGCCTGTTGAGTTGTTGCTTCATACCATCCGCTTCCAGCGTTACCCATTATAAACTTACCAGAGCCAGTTACATCTATCAAAGATGAATCTTTAGATTGATAAGCTGCTGTTCTGGCAAGTCCTAAAACATCAGTAGTATCTACATCTGCTTTATCGTCGCTATCTACATCATAAGTAGCAGCTAACATATCTCCAGCACCACTTGGGACAGACCAAGTTCCATCACCTCTGAGAAAGTTAGAGCCTGTTGGAGTTCCTGTTGCATTAATATCAGCTATATCAACTGATACTAAATAACCAAGTCCAGTTACATAAGTTATCATTTGTGCATTTAACACTACACTATCCTGCGGAACATATCTGTTTGTTCTCCAGAATTTGAAATTGCCTCTTACTTTTACGGTATCTCCACTATTACCTATGATAAAAACTGTAAGTGTTGAGTCAGCTAAACCCTGACTGAATATATTATCCAGTGACGCTTCTGTTTGCGACCACCAGTTATTAGCTCGTTTCGATGTCCATTGTGCTTCTGCGTTCATTAAGAACAGCATAAACACGCTGAGGAAGAATAATATCTTCTTCATTCTTTTCTCCATTTGTTTTATTAAAATTAAAATTATAAGATGTTTTCATCGTATCACCTTCTGCTGTAAACATAGTATCACCATCAACAGTTCTCATATAATTTATGTTATCTGGCTGAGGTTCTATATAAGGATAAACCGTAACTGTATCAGTTTCAGCAGCTAACCAAATCGTGTCTTTATCTTTCTGTCTCCACCATACTGATTGAGAATAATAAAAAGTTGTGGTGTCTGATGGTCGTGGGATGGTATAAGTATAACCATAAGTAGAATCTACTATCGGTGTTAGAGAAATGTTATCAATATAAAATTCCATTGCACCAGCACCATATTGCCTGAAGAAAAGGTTAAATTGCGAACCTCTTGTCCCCGTCAATACTGTGTCAATATTTATAACACCAGTCCCTGTATAATATATATGTGTGATTGTTCCATATAAAAAAGTTACTCTAAATGCTTCCGCTGTGCTACTTGTAATATTAACGTCAGCCAATAATCTATATGAACTTATTTGTGGGAGTGGGATATTATGAGGAACTGAACTCTTAAATATTCCATTATTAGTGCCATCACCAACTACATGAACTGCTCCAGTAAATCCTCCACCAGTAGTAACCCATTCAGCAGTATATATACCAGAAGGGTAAATTCCCCATTCACTCATATCACTATCAAAAGTTCCATTAGTCATCAACTCTGTAGAATCTATCCACACTCTCATATAAGGTTTTACAGATACACCACCAGAATCTTTTGCTACTTTGGTCTTAGGTGCTTCGCCATAAAAATATACGGATGTGCTTGTAGTGTCTATTGGAAGATTAGCAGGAGTCCAGAAACCAGTATAATCATCATCATCAAAAAGAATGATGTTTTGTGCCTGAGCCTTAACCCCAAGTATTATTATTAAAACAAGAATTAAAAAAGCTATTGGTATTTTATAGTCTTTGAACATTAATTATCCTCCTGATGCACTTCCAATATAAGCGTTGTATTATCTGGAGCTTCTGCGTCTATCACCGCATAATATTTTTCCACACCACTATCTACTAATATCAGGTGTTGTAATTCGTCTGGATATATATATACTCTATATAGTTTTTTCTCTATGATAGAAGTAGGTTGTTCGTGTGGAGAGTCACAACTAATCATTACAAACACAATAAAAATAAGAAAGATTATTCTATTCATTGGTATATCCTCACGTATGAATATTGGAGGTTAGAAGTAGTCCCCGCAACTCTGTATATTATAGCCCTCCCACTTTCTACTGTATAAGATAGCATATCATCGCTTATTGGAGTAGTATCTTTGATTGTTAAAATGAAAATATCATTTGTTGTTATCCCCGCATCGGTAATCGTATCCGCAGTGGCAGACCCAGAAAACGAATTATTCCCTTCTTGTAAGTATAATGGAGACCAGTATCGTGTGTTCTCGTCTGGATTATTCATTCTCAGTAACCCTAAGTCACTTACCTCATCAGTGAGAATCGTGTCCCTATGTAGATGGGTGTTAATATATGCGGAGTCCTTATATGTGGATAATAATATATTTATAATCCCCTGCACCCAAGCTGAATCAACGGAGATGTAAGGACTACCTTCGATTATAATTATACTTAAACCATCAATCGGGAGCCCGGTTGGGTTATTCAGCACATAGAATTTTACTTGCGTAGAGTCCCAGTCCTTGTCTTGATCTACTTGCAAGGTGTCGGTTTTCCTATATAAAGAGTCAACATCAGTCTCTAACGTATCTACCCGTCTTGGGATGGTATTGCCTTGCGGGTGTAAATACCCCACACATATTAATATTAATATTAAACTCTTCATTTCTTTTTCGCTGAACCCCAGATTCTAACTACTCTGTTTTCTACCGCTTCTGCGTTGATTAGTTCAAATTTCATCAAATCCATTGCGGGGGTATAGACCAAATATCCGTGAATTGAGTTGTCGTCAACTATTATATTCACTTCTGTCCAAGTGCTATCCTTCACAGGTATATTCTGCCAGGTTGTATCTGATTTAATCTTGTTCGCATACTTTATCGTTCCCTGTTTAACGAGTAAGGAATCATCGTAAGTAGTCCCCGTGTCCTGAACGACCAAGTAAACCCACTCATACTGAAAGTTCAATGTTATGTATCCTGAACTCCTCGTAGCGAATGTATCTATCACTATGGTTGTATCTCCTCCTGCTGTTATTATAGTATCTTCCGCAGGGACATAAATATCATTCCACAGGGAATCGTTAAACCACAAGCCTGAATTGCTGTCATCATTATATGTTGTTATCGCTGATGGAAGCGTATGCAGGGTATGCGAGGTATCGTTATCTGATTGCCCTAAGAGTGGGATGCTTAAAAGCAAGATAAACAAGATTTTTATTATGTTTTCCATTTTACTCCTTATAGGTTTGGTAAACTTGGTATATTCAAATTAAGGTTCATTCCAGAACCACTTTTTTTACGGAAGATCATACTGCCAGTTGTTTCGCCCGTTGTCCTTTGTAATAATTGGTTAAGTATATTCGTGTATGGCATTGTGTTTAGCCCATAATCCAACAAGCTCCTTAATCCACCCTTCAGATTCCAATTACCATAAAGTATAAATTCTGTATTTGGTATCAGAGGTGTGTTGATTACTTCCTGTGGGTTAAATCTGTAAAATGGTAGTGGTGATACATCCATCAATACATTAGTTAAATGTTGCCCCGTTGTTTTCTTTTTATTATCCGTGACTCCTACTGCGTTCCATAGTTGAGCCTGAACCATACGATAAGTGAAACTTACTAATGCCGAGTAGCCTAAATACTTACCCCAGATTTTAGCGTTCTTTTTCTTATTCATCGGTTCTAATTTCTCTAAGATAGAATTAAGTTGAGCCTCTTTTTGTTTCAGGAAATTGATGTATTGATTTATTTGTTTAGCACTAACTCCCTTAAAGTCGTACCCTTCTTTTTTCGCTTCCTTAATAGAATTCTCTAAAGACTTTCTGTAATATTCAGTTGCTCTTAAAAATTCTACTGGCTTTGCTTCATCGGTTAGCCCACGTCTTAAAATAGTCTGTGCCCTTAAACCTTCAGCACCGTCTAAAGATTTAATCAAAGTCTTAGCAAATAAATCAGTAGTCCCTAATGGATACCTCGTAAACATAGCAAAAGTTCTTACAGCCCATTTATCGTAAGCTGTGGGTCTAAACGTAACATCTGGATTATATTGTGTCTTAGATGATAAATCTCTCGCTTCCCTTACGGCTTTATCAAAGTTTTTCTGGTCTGATAATACTCGGTTCACATCGTTAATGTCTTTTACGCTCTTGTCTATCCTCTTAGTAGCCTCAATCAAACCAGCTAATTCAGAATAAATCCAGTTGCCCTTTTCAGATGTTCTGAAGAAATCAAATTTTTCCCCTTTAACTTTTCGTGCCTCTTGCTGTGCTATGTCTAAGTAATGAGCCATATCACCACGTTTAACTTCTGCCATAGCCTCGGCTAATCTCCCTGTGATTTGGGATTGGTTACGATACAGTCTATTCGCAATACTTCTCGATTCAGGTGAGGTAAAAAACTGAGTTAAAAATTTCTGTCCTAAGTTCTGGAACGCAGCCTTAAAGTTATTCCATAATAAAGCCTGATATAAATTGTTCCTTCTGTTTGTAATAAACTTCGCTGCCGGAGAGTTTGCTATTTCAGGATATAAGACTCCCTTTAGGTGGTCTTTCACATAAGATAAATCTATATTCGTTTTCAGAATAGGGTTGTTATTTATCTCGTCAAGAAATCCACTTTTGTAAAAGTCTATCATTTCTTTATAACCTAAGTGTCTCGACATTGAATGTACATAATTATTCAATACATTCAAAAGATTATCATTCATCAATCCCATCGTATCGGCTCTGCGTTCTTTAGTATATTGAGAGTTTGCAGTATAGTAGTCATTTACCGAGCCTTTTTTAATATCTCTTGGGTCTTTGTTTATAATTTCATCACTTAAAATTCTATCAATGGCATCTACTTTTAATTGATGCGTGAAGTAATCGTCTATCGTTTTAATCCCCGATTTGTCCATTTCGCCTCTAAAATAATCATACAACCCCTTAGTAAGCTCGTATGCTCTTTTAGATTCAGGCGAAGTCAAGTATTTATCCGCATTAACCCTGTCTTCTAATGCCTTTATAACCTCTGGTGTAATTTCAGATTTAAACTTTCTTGGAGATTGTTCTTTCAATTCATTCAAAGGATTAAGAAAATTATTATACGCATTTTCCAATAGTTGTTTCTGAACGTCTCCGCCTTTTAAACCTCTTTGGTATAATTCCCCACCCGCAGCACCATATTTCTTAGTTAAATTAGTTCCCCTGTCAAGTGCTTTCCTTCTGAAAAACCCTATATTATTTGTCGTAACTTTAGTTTCATTCTTTTTAATTTCCCTTAAAATAGCGTCCTGAACTTCTTTTGGTATTCTTTCGTCTCTTATAAATTCCTGTAACTCCTTAGCAAATTTCGCCTCCTGAATATTGGCGTTAAATTTCTCTTTTGGAGGTAAATTAGTTTTATCTGTTTTAGGGAAATCTTGCCTATCCTCTGGCTTCACCTCTTTCGCTAAATTCTTAGCCTGTGCCCATATCTTTAATAGGTGAGGCTTAATCTCGCTGCCAAATTCTTTTACCATCTGTTCTTGCCATTTGGAATAATTATTTAAGCCTTTACGCATATAATCTAATCCAACAACGGCATAGTCTTTTAGTAAGGTTGGGTCAATACCCGCCTGTAAGTTAGAACCAGCCTCTCTTATATTCTGACGGGATTTATCTGTGTCGAATATCCAATCGAATATATCTGTCTGTCCCCTGACTTCTGATTTTTGCTCGAATAGTGGCGAACCAGACGTGCCCTTATCTCTTTGCGACTTAATTGCTGTCTCTGGGAATTTCGCTTTGGCTAAATTTTCAAATCCTACCTGATTCCCGAACATAGAAACTTTTTCATTGGGCGGTACTTGTCCCTGAACTTGTTTCTTCTTCTCTCCCTTGGAAAATAAATTAGTCGCAATTTCCTGTCCTTCCGTAAGATGCTCGGTTGCTATTTCTCTTAATTGAAAAACTAATTTCCCTTCGGTCTCTCCATTTTTAATTTTCTCTAAAGCGTTTAATATTTCTCCTTTTGACTTCCCTAATCTTGAAAACCACTCTGGGAAATCTGAATAAGTAAATCCACTTACAGCGTTAGTAACTTCATAACCTTTACCTATGTTTTCTCTTGTGAATGAAGTCCCCTGAGATTCTCTTGAGGCACTCTTAACCTGCCCTATCATACTGTCTATTTCATTAAGAAATTCAGTAGCAACTTCTTTGGGCATCTCAATTTTAGTTTTTACTTCTTCTTTTAGAGGTTGTGGGGTTTCTTCTTTAACTTTCTCAACGGGAGTTTCAATTTTAACTTCTTCAATCGGTTGTTCAATTTTTGGTTCGGTTACTGGTTGTTCTTTTTTCTGCTGTTCCTCAAATTTTTTCTTTGATGTTACTGTCTTTTTATCGTTATCGTAGTAATATTTTTTACCGTTTTTATTCGTGCGTTCTTCTATGCCTGTTTTTGGTTGAGGCGTTTCAGTTTCAAATTTAGGCGGTTCGTAAAATCCTTTTGGTCTGTTATATCCTGCGTCATCTAAACTTTGGTGAATATCTTTAATCTCGGAGTCTATATCTTTAATCACGCTTCGATTTACGTTAAGGTTCTCCCCTGTTTTATCTTTTGCTATTTCACCTTCAATGTATCTTTTGGTTGCTTCTAATTCCGCCAACTTATTATTGACCTCAGCTAACACCCTAATTTCCTGTTTATTATAAACATTCCCATATTTATCAGAGACGAAATCCTTATTCCCCGTAAGTTCTGGTAATAGTTTTTGTTCTATTGGACGAGTTTTTCTTATAACGTCTCTTAGTTTAGCTTCTTCTGTTATCTTGCCATAATATTCCTTAGATAATCCGCCTGTGTTCTGGTCAAATATTTCTCCTGCATAGGGTTCAATATTCACAGGTGAAACTTTCTTAGGTAGATTAGCCTTTAAGAAATTCTTGCCCTTAGCAAAAGCCACAGGTGCTAAAAATTGAGCAGACATCTGATTAAAGTTGCTTAACTCTTTTGCTGTCTCATTTAGCTTTTCGTCAGTAAGAGATTGTGCTAATCCCATATTCCCCGTCTGACCGTAAACCATTAGCCTTATAGCATTGTTCTGCGCTTCTGGACTTCCTATAATATCATCTAAAATTCTTTCCCCGCCTTTAACGCCTTCTGATATTTTCTCAAAGGGATATGCAATGGTATTCGCTGTATGAGATAAGCCAACGTGCCTTAGTGATTGGTCTAATCCTGTGAATGGAGTAGATACTAAAGTTCCTAAAGACTGTGCTATTTTTAATCCGCCTGCTATTGGGTTGTCGTCTAACTTAGATAAACCTTCGTTCATTTGTTTGCCAGGTTCTTCCAAAGTAGGAAGGACTACATCTTTAACAAAGTTTATCTGTGGAGTCATAAGACCTACCGCAGCACCGAACAAACCTAATAAAGAAGTTGATTCTTCTTTAGGCTGTTCGGGTTTGCTATAATCCTTAGGCTTAAACCCACTCCAATCAACTAATGTTTTTTTACCGTCTGGCATTATCTTGTCCCTGCTTGTGCCCAGTATCTTAATGCTTCGTATTGGCTATCGCTTATTTTGCCTTGACTTCTTACATAATCAATAGCGTCCAAAAGTTTTTGTCTTTTTTGTGTACTAAGTTCGCCCTCTTGAACTCCCGAGAATTGTCTAATTTCGCTTACCAAATCCCCCTGCATTGGAACTCCGGCTTTTGATAGTATATCGTTCATATACTTATCCATATTGGCTTTGAGTAGTTTATAGTCAAATTCCATTTCATTGCCTTTCGAATCGGTGTAGGTCAGCTTTCCTCCGTCTTTTAATTCTTTTTCGTTCATATCATAAAAAGAAATAAGTTTTTGCAGTTCGCCTACATCAGTTGAAATATCAACTGGTTTATTACCCGTAGAACCTCCATCCCCACCAATTCCCGATTCTTTCGGCTCTATATAAACAGGCACTTGTCTTTCTTCGTTAGATAATCTATTTCTGAGTATATTCACTTTCTGCCCTAAGTAGTCACCAGTTCCCTTAACTCCCGAAGTTACATCTTCCCACAAATTATCGGGCATACTTGGTGTCTCTGGTTTGTAGGGGGAGAAAAATCCTTTTTCTTGCTCTGGATTATATATATCAACTCCAAATTGCTTTTCTATATCTCCACCTGTCATTGCACCCGGTTGACCTTCTTGAGATGGGTATAAGTTTTGGTAAATATCAAACTTCCTTCCTAAATCTAATTGGTCATAGTATCTTGCATTTTGCTCAATTCTTTTATTCTCTAATCCTAACTGTCTTTCCCTAAATCCCATTTCTTGATCGAACTGTTCTCTTTGTTCTCTTAATCTTCTGAGTTCGGAAATGGTCTGGTTAAAAGACTCTCCAAAACCTTGATTGAAGTTATTCCAATTAATTAACTTTGCCATTATAATGCTCCGTAATAAACATATTTGTAACCGTTAATTTCCGTTACTGCGTCTGGTCTTTTCTCCTCTGCATCTTGTGCTATTACACCCCTATACCTTTGGTCACTATTGATATAATTGAACTCTACGATAGGTATCCCGTCTTTTGTTTCTTCGCCTGTATATGTAATATTCTCTTTAAAACGGACGTCGGACATAGCCACCGCAGGTAAAGCCATCGCTGCTGAAGCGCCTCCTCCACTAAACATTCCAGGTAAGAAGGGAAATAGTGTGCCAAAACCAGTTCCTAAAAAGTCTAACATTCCGCCACTCTGAGCGTCCATCTGTTCTCTTGCAAGTTGTCCTTGTAGTATTGAGTTCCCTATATTGCCTTGTAGCCCTAATAGATTTGCAGCAGTCCCTATGTTGCCAGCAGCGAATCCCTTAACTCCTGTATTGAGAAAATCATTCCTTTGTTTAAGGTAGTTTTGCTGTAAGATATTCGCCTGTGTTTGTGAGCCTGCGTAATTTCCACCTCCCGCTACTAAGGGTGCTAACCAAGCATTAGTCCCTAATGTTGGTGTCATTGAACCCATATAACTTCTATACTGTTGATAGAACGGAGAGGAAAAATCCATTAAACTCTCAGCGAATATCCCTGCCCTTCGTTGGGTGTTTTTTAAGATGTCTTGAGTGTAGTCTCCCTCAAAATCAATCCATCCCCAATTAGGCATACTTGGAATATTACTTGGCGATTGCTTGGGTTTCATCGCCTGTTGTTTTGCTTGGTTTAATATATCTAACCCGTATGGCATTTTATTCTCCTAAATTTTTAATACCCCTAAAATATTCTTAGACTATTCTTCTGACTTCATTACTTCGTTTGCCATTCCAAAAAACTCTTCGACCCCTGCAAATGTTGCGAAATCAAAGGCCTGTATTTCATTTCCTTTTAGGTCAAGTATTCTCAACTTCATTTCTTTATCAAGAGTAAGTTTACCTGCTTCTGGTTTCTGTTTTTGAAGTGCAATTATAAAAGCATCAAAGTTAATCTCTGGTGTTGGTTCTTCTGCTGTTGCGTTAATTAACCCTTTTTCCATTTTAGTTTTTCCTTTTATAATGGTGTATAAATTGTGTCGAAATAGTCTTTCAATGTTTTTTTAAAATCCGATAGAAGAACAGTAAAGATTCCGCCTTCAAAGTGGAATACTATATTGCCGCTATCCTCTATTGTTTGGGGATCTCTACCTAATAAATAATTTAAAGTATTATCCGCATCGCTTGGTGCGTGCGCAGCCTGCGAATGGTCATAAGCTGTTTTCCCTCTGTCGCCTCTGTAAGCCGTCGCTGACGTTTCACCTAAAGCAAGTTTAGAATAAGAACTATCCTCCATTGCTTTTGGAGTAACCATCTTCACGTTATCTGTTCCGGTATCCACTTCCGCCCCCGAAGCAACTGTAATGGCAGAAGGCGTATCAGTTATATCGTTATAACTTAAAGACTCTTTCATTCTTATTTGTCCGAGTGCCTTAGCCACTATTTTAAAATTCCCTGTGCTTTTAAGTCTTTAATTAAGGTTGCTAATACTTCTGCTACGTTATCAGCAGTTGGGTTTAAACCTAAACTTCTATTTACTTGTTTGTCAGATTTAACAACGTATTCTTGTTTCTTCGCAAGTATCTGCTCTAATTGTTTCTCTGTTAGAGAACTTATATTACCTCTTGCCATAAAGTCTCCTGACCAAAATATCAATCGAATCTATTAGTGCATTCCCCGTAGTGACTATACTTACTTGGAATGTTTTTTTATAAACATTTATATACGCACCCGAAGTCGCAGCCGTTGATGGTAAAGCTCCCTCTACTCCATAGAATACCGAGATACTCCCCGTCCCTGCTGTTCCGTCCCATCTGGTTAAATTCCAAGATTTATTCTGCGAGGGTTCGTCTAAATGAAATTCTTTTGAAATCCAAGATGTAGTTTCATAAGTTGCACCTGCAAATAATCTATAAGAAGCAGTCGCATTTGAGATATAAACTTCTCCATCTTTACCTGAGTATAATCCTGAATCAGCAGCTAAAGCAGCCGAACCTAAACCTAATCTATACCAATGACCCGTAGGAATGTAAAACGCCATACAATCTGATGCGTTTGAAGCCGTAGCCCCTACAAAAAGGATTAGTCTTTTATCAACTTCCGCTTTAATAACAACTCTGTCGAAATTAGCCCCTGCCGTAGCCAAAGCGAATGCTTTCCATCCTATGTAATTTTCTGTTCTCGGAACTTCCGCTATCGGATCTGAAATAACTTCTATGCCTGAATCTTGTATCCTGTATGCTCCGTTAAGATTACAAAAGTAAAGTCCGTATTCTGATACGCATACACTCTGCCTATGAGATGCTCCCGCACCAAAATAAGTATCTTCTATGTATAAAAGTTCAGGGTTGATTCTGTATGTTGTGTTCTCTGAGAAAGCATACAATCTATCATTATACCAAGCCAAAGCGTTAGGGATTTCTGGTAGGACTAAGAAGTCTCTCGTCCAGTCAAACATATTTGGTCTGAACTTTTTAGAACGGAATATGTATCTATTCCAATCAGCATCAGTCTCTCCTTCTGGCTGTCCATTGCTAACCCAATGGTAACCTCCACCAGCTTCATTTACTGCATATCTAATAGATTGAAATTCTAAACTTTCGGGCATACCAGAATTTTCTTCATAGGTTGCCCCGCCAGCAGGGAAGTTCCCATTATCGTTTATAGCGATTATATAATCATCAGAACTATCCGTCCATAAGCCATAGTTAGAAGTCCAAGCTAATCCAGAGGAAGAAGGTGTTCCCCCAAACCAAGACACTCCCGTAAAAGAAGTCTCATCATTACTGGTGACAATAAGCGATTTGCCATCACAAGTTATAACATAACCTACATACTCGTCATCTATCATATTTAAACGAGTATCAGTTAAAGATGTAGCATCAACAGTTACTGCTGCGTCAGCAGTTCCCGATAAATCGTCACCCGTATTGATATCTATAAACTTAACTAATCTATAAAGTCCTAAATTTCCAACAGTCTCGTCGGATGATTCAGCCCTATAAAGATTTACACCAGTGACTCTTGAATCTAAGAGAGTGATATTGTTTAATTTGAATGCCTTTAGGGATACAACTACTTTGGAAGATGTAGTTGCCGGGTTAAGACTATTCCCCTCCACCAAATTACTTTCTTGTAGCCCATCATATACTAATGAGGTAGCCCATCTATATAATATCCCGTTTTGGAAATACCCATTCCCCGAACTATCCCCTCCCGCACTATAAACTTTTATATATCCATCTTGGGATAGGGGCATATAACACTCCCCATTTTCAATTTGGAGTCCAGCTGCCACAGATTCTTGATTATTGAAAAAATCCTTCTGTGCTAAAAGTCTATTAACCGCATACGCTTTATCATCAACCCCGCATCCTATTTGTGCTACGTTATTAAATGTTTTTACACATCTTGGGACTATTCCAGAGGTAATTAAATCTGTTTGTAATCTATTAGCTACTGTCGCATCGTAAAAATTCTCAACAGCAGATATATCTTCATCGTCTTTATCTATATAGACTAAATCATATTTAGTCGTCCCTGAATCATCATAATTAATCCAATCAGCCTCATAAACGTCTGGTATATTAACCGCAGGGTCTTCTGCCTGATAAGCAGCCCCGCTTACTTCTATTCCTTTCAAAACTCCCAATTCACTCTGAGGGTCTAAGTTATAAGCATAAACAGCCATATTATCGGGTATGTCCTCTTTATGGGGATTTGTCATCATCCCGCCGAAATTTCTTATGCTAATCGTTTCTTGAGGCATTATGCGTATTCATATAGTTGAATTGATAAATCAGTGAATGAACCTGGTAACGTAACAGTGATTAGACTTGAGCTATTCCTAACCCAAGAAACATTGCCATCATTAGATTCTAAGAATATATCAGTCCCAAATTCAGCAGTTGATGTAATTGTGAAAGTCACTCCAGATTTTGAACCTGCTATTGTAGTAAATCCTACTTGTATTGCTTCGTCTATCGTTCCTGTATCGCTTGTGTTAATATGATATAAAGCGAATTTTTCATATATAGTCCCTAATGAAGTCAACTGAGTCATTGAGGTTGAACCTAACGTAGCGTCTTTCGTTCTTCTTGGTAATTGATACTTGCCAGCATATTCATAGTTCTGAACGTAAGCCTCCATATCTTGGACTTTAATATTTGCGTATCTCTTTGCTCTTATTCTTAATTTTTCATATTGACTGTCGTGGTATTTAACGGCATTCCAATCCCTTGCTTTGATTACCTGTCCCTGCGCTATTGTATCAACGGGAAATTTTGCAAAGTAATTTTTTAAGACGTAATGTTCAATGCCATCTCTAAATTCTTCTTCTATTTCTAAGGTAGTATTTTCGCTTGTTATAGTTGTCGGTTTCCTTTTGTAATGAATATAAGCTGTGTCTATTCCTGTGCTTAATCCTGTAATCTCGGTTTCGGTTAAAGAATAGATATAAAATTTGCCAAACTGTATCTCATAGGCATAATTATAATCTCCTAAGTATTTAGGATTTCCGCTTGAGTCGTAGAACCTTACGGGGTCAACTCCGTATAATTCTACAAAATCACTTGGTAAATTCCATCCAACGGAGGTTGAAATTGAAGTCAACTGTCCTACTGCCGTTAAGAGTCCCGTCTCATTAGCAAATAACTTCTGAGCCTTGTCTATATCTTTTAATATCTGAGTATCCCCGACTAAAGGGAATATTTGTTTTATTGAATCCAGAAAATGTTGGGTCGTCATTTTAATCCACCGCTAAAAATTCAACTGCGTTGCCATCCGAAGGTACTGCACCTCCGGGTAAGGCAACTGTTTTTACATAAATCCTTGAAACCCCATTTTGCGATGTAGTCCCTAATTGTGATAGGTCGTTTGCATTAGAGCCAAACTGAGTAATTGAAGTTGCCCCCGCACCCAAAGGGAGCACTATCGCCTGTCCTGGTTTTAGATAAGCGACTTCAAAGAAGTGAACTTCTCCCGCATCGGTAGTATCAGAGACCCATCCACTTTCCGTTCCATCCGCATAAGCCTCTGCTTTAATAACAACTAATACTGCGTGCGAACTTGGAGAACCTAATACAGTTGAAGATGAATAATAATATCCTGTGTTTTTTATAAAGATGAAATCTTTAACTCCCGATACACATTGAGTTCCTCCTGCTGTATGAATTGCATCTATGTAATAAGGGGCTGCGTTTGAATACCCTTGTGTTGATGCTGCATCTTCATATCCGTCTAAATCTACCGAGTCTCCTCCTCCGCCTAAAGTCACGTTGACTTCTGAGGCAATTACATCTACACTCGTAGAGTTTTCAGTAGTTAAGGTTTCAACTGGTGTTACTGAAACTGCAAATGTTATTCTGTCTGCCATTATAAACTCTCCAAACTAAGTTGAAATTCTTTTCTTAAATTCTCTAAAATCTGTAAATAATTCTGAGTCATTAGCTGGTATTCTGCTATCAACGATTGTATCCTTGCACTTTCTTTCTGTATCTTCACTCCATAGTCAGAAACTTCCGTCTGATACTTTCCTAATAAGGCTTGGTATTCCTGAACTTGTTCATTCAGGGTGTTTATCTCATTCTGTAAATTCCCATCAGTAGTAAGTTGTGCCTGTTGAGTAAGTCTTTGTGATTCAAGTCTTGCATTCTCAATAGCTTTTTGAAGTCCTAATTGATACTCTTGTAAATCCTTCTGAAAATCTGCAACTGATTTTTGTAAGTCCTGTGAATACTGCCCTAATTGGCTTTGTATCTTTTGATTATATCCTTGGGCAAGTTCAACGTCCTGATTACCTAAAGCCGTATCCATCGTAGTATAAGAACCACCGAATACAGGAGGAGTAAAACTTAAACTATCGGTAAAGTTTATCTGACTTATTCCAACTGTTGCTATTATTGCATCTGTATATGTAAAGTTCGGTGAAGCAGGAGGCACTATTGAGGTAGGTGTAGTGAAAGCTGTTATCCCGCCAATAGTCGTAGTCGTTAAGTCGCTTAAAATCCTAATCAAATATCTCTGCGAAGCATATAAAACTATCGTGTCATATCCTTCGGGAGGATAATTAGAAACGGTAGAATCTGAATATAAAACTGTAGGGTAATCTATCCACCTTACCGTACCGCCACCCGGCAATACATAGGCTTTAGTCTTATCTAAATACCATACGGGGTCAGTTGAAATCGCATAATGTAGTGAATCTGCGTCAGTAGCTTTCGCTTTCATTTCTACCGGAATACGCCTTGCGGGATAGTTAGATTTATGAGCAGAAAAAGGTCTGCCCGAAGTTATATCTATACCGCTTCCCGCATCTGTTTTGTCAGTAGCGTATATTTCTATTTTGTCAGAACCTTTATTAACTAAGTAATCTATCACTACTCTTGCACCATCCGTTAAAACGTCAGTCATAAAAGCAGTATCAGCACTCGCTAATGTCCCTACGTGGTCTTCAATTCTTGTTTGGAAACTCATTTAATCTCCTATGAAGGATTACAAGCTTTTATTCGTCGTATCAAGACCCGCTATTGAATCAATCCAGTCTTGATTAGATAGTAAAGCCATTTTGTTCTCCTTAAAAATGGGAGGATTTCTCCTCCCTTAGTTTATTTTTTCTGAACTATTGTGAATACAACATCTGCATCATCTTGTAAACCAGCACTTAAATCAAGATTTATAATATATCTTGGATAAGCAGGGATTACAGACCAACCCGGCGAAGCATTAGTTACTTGAGTAACATTGCCATTCACACCGGGGAGAACGTGGATTACACACGCACTGCCAGCATCTATGTCCGCTGAGTTAGCCGCTACAAGCACACAATCTGTTCCTGCATCTGCTGTTGCTAATGAAGCTGAATCACTATAACAACCCCAAATATCTACTGCTGCACTTCCTGATGCTGTTAAATCCTCTGCCGGATCAACGATAACAGACCAAGGTATGCTCCCATCTAATGATTTTGGCGTTATTAATGTAATCATATCAGCGTCATTTGTCTCGCCTGAAACCGTGCATTGTAAAACCAATGTATCATTTACAGTAGTTTCAGACCAAGCACCTTGTGTTAAAGCCATAACTTTATCTCCTTTCTACTGTAAATACATTATATTGTGATTATAAATGTTAGTTATTGCGATACCTTCATCTGACATATATTGGTTCTTCTGATAGTCAGGAGCATTGTCAGTTTTTATGTTCTGCTGATAGACTGGAGCTCTGTAAACCATATGTGAAATGTTGGTTGGGTCAACTGCGAACCCTGCTTTGTAAGCAAACGGGTCTTTAGTCATAATCGGTGTTCTCACAAACTGGATTATTCCGTGTGGAGATTCCCATTCCTTAATATTAAATCCTAAAGAAGAAGCTCTTTCGGTATTCATTTTTGGGAAGTTTACCGTCCACTTGGATTTCGCTACTACGCCTGCGCCTGATGTTCCTTCAATCTTGTTGAAATAAGAAAGAAGTCCATTACCTACGAACATTGGTAATACGCCATCGGGTGATTCGTCAAATACTTTTTCCATATCATCAACCCAATTAGCATAAGTATAACTTGCTTCTGTAATTGGGAAAATATTCTGATCGTCACTTGAAGCCGTTGAAGTCCCGTAATTGTAAACAGCTTTAAAAGCTCCATAAGTGCTTCTTACTGTGTTGCCATCTACGTCTGTTCTTCCGCCGTCTCCGAATGTATCTCCGGATTCTCCGATACCTATGTTAGAAATAGAGAATAAAAGGTCTCTTTCTTTCTTAATCATATGTTCCTGAGCTTTAACTTGTTTTAGTCTGTCGTATTCACTTGATTCACCTCTTAAAGCTGCCTGCATTAAAGTATTGGTCAACTGAAATGAAGTTTTGTGAATTCCGCATTGATTCCAACGAGTTGAAAGTTCATTATGAGAAGGATTGGCTGCTTCAGTACCTTCGCCGAATGACGTTCCGTTAAGTACGAGTACGTCTGTGTTGGCTATGACTACGGATGCCCCGCCAAGATTCTTCACGTTAATTGAAGTTGTTGAGGTGAAAGTAGTAATTAAAAGAGTTCCTTTTGGTGCGCCTGTCGGCTTGTCGTCGCCGTCAACTGCGTAAACATCTACTTTCTGTCCTACTAAGTAATTACCAAGTGCAGAAGGCATACCAACTGCGCCTGTAACTGTTACTGCTAATGTATCTTCTGCGTTATCTGCTGCTGATGTAGTACCAGTTGTAACGTGAAAATACTGTTTAACCCAAGGTGATGTAAATTGGAATAACTTGTACTGCGGGTCTTTCAGTCCGGTTATTTGATTCCAATTCGATACTGCTGTCAAGAACGGTGCTACCTGAGCATATCTCGTTTTGACAACTTGTGGCTGTACGTAAAAGTCTCGCCTGTCGGTATATAATACCGAAGACGAACTTCCCTGATACAGATGTTTTTCGGTTGCTGCCATAAATTTTCCTACAATTTATATCTGTTCGATTGTCCTAATTGTTGATTAAAAGCATCTTCCGGTGTTACTTTTTCAGTGATAGTCTTGCCTCCTCCTGTTGGCGGTGGCGGTGCTTTCTCCATTTTCACCGGAGATTTTTTACCAGACCTACTTGCCATTATAGCATCATACATTACCTCGTATTCGGATGGATTATTGAGATTCTCTTTGAAATTATAAAAGAAATCAAATATCTTCGCCGATTTTTCTGGGTTATTAGTATATTGGGTTAATGTCCCAAGTGTCTGGTTTTTTTGTTGCATAACTTGCTGATATTGCAAGTACTGCTGTTCCTTCTCAGCTTCACGCTTATCTTTTGCCTCTTGCACTGCTGCGTTGTATTCTGCTAATTCAGCACCATATACAACCCAAGCGGTAGGGTCTTCTTCGTGTGAAGCCTTCGGTCTCTGAGGTCTTTTAAGTTCGGGTTCTGCTGGTTTATTTTTGGCTTCGAGTTCTTGTCTTAATCTCTGTGCCTCTGCTTCCCGTTCTCTGATTAAATTTTCACGCTTGTATGCCTCAGATTGCCAATGTTTGGCTCTTACTTCCCAATTATCTTTTTGCTCATCAGCCTTATTAGTCTCTTTAGAAGTATCCGTTTCGGAGTTCTGCTGAGTCTGGTCAGTTTCAGAGTTCGTTATTGTAGAGTCAGTGTCCTGAGTATCTACCGAAGTATCTTCCACTGGGAGGAAGGTTGTTTCGTGAAAATCAGATTGTTCGTTCATTTTATTTTATCCTGTTAGTTTTTAGAGTGTCACCTTATTGGTGAGTCTTAAACTTTTTTATCTTTCTTTTTCTTTTTCACTTCATCGCCCATTCTCATTTGTGCGAGTTGAGCTTTTGATTTTAATTCTGCTTCAAATCCTTTAAGGTTTGCTTTGGTTTTTTCGACCACTACTTTTTCTTGTGCCTGAATGACCTCTCTCGATTTTGTTTGGAGTTGCCCACTCATTTGCTTTAACTGTTGCTCTAATTGCTGTACGTAACTCATAAGTTGCTGTTCTCTGTCTTGTTTAGCGATTACTTCTTCAACGTCTTCAATCTCCGATTCTCTAAGAATAACAGAAGCATCTTGTAGAACTCCCTTTTCAAATAAACCCAGATAATACTCACTTCTCGCCCAACGATTAGTCGGCAACATTGAACCGCTTACCATAACTATATCTGCATTGATTGTAGATAAGTCGTTGATAATTTGTTTTGCGCCGTTTTCATAACTGACATCATTAAATACAGTTTCTTTAACTTGGTTGTTCGGTTTAAGTAGTCTTACTATTTTCTTCTCCGTATAAACGTGAGGTATTAACTGAGCAACCACTTTCGCAAGTCCATTAATCCCTTCTTCAATTTTCTTCCTCTTTGACTGTGCCCTATTCTGTCCTTCTTCTTGAATTACAAGTGTGGCTCTATAAGTCTCAGGTGCTTGCGAAGCATCTCCATCTAAAAATGGATATGCACCCATTATTCTTTGTATTTGATTTATTATATTTTGTCGTTCCTGAAATACTCCTGCGGGTAAAGGAGGATACTGCCCAAACACTACCCCGCCACCATCTAATTCAGCATCATATTCAAATACCTTTAACCCACCTTTACCAGCTTCTTCCTGTATTTGTTTTTTGAGATTCCCACCTTTAGGTATGAATGCCAATAAATTAGCAATAGCAGATATGTATGCTGTTATCTTTGATGTAATTTTATTTAATTGTTCCTGCAATGGTCTTACATAACGAATATCTCCTAATGGATAAGGGTTTCGTTTGTGATGATTCATTGCGGTTCTTATTGTATGTAAAGAAACGGGTAGAGTATCCTTATAATAAAGTTTCCCGCCGATACTAAATACTCTTTTAATTCTGTCAACCAAAACTTCGGTCATTTTAATTACGCCGAGTTCAATAAAATAACCTTTATTAACTTCTTCTATCTTTGTGGTTGAGTAAGGGACTGCATTTGAATGTTCAACTCCGGGCATCAATTCTAATCTTTGAGTAATCTGTCCGTCAGGGGTAACTTCTGGGAAAGCCATATAGTGAACTACATCGCCCATCGTTCTTCTTACATTTAACCAGTATTGTATTTGGTCGTTATCCGTAACGTAATCTTCCCTGCCTCGTCTTACTAAAATTACAGCAGGTTCTTGCCAGTATTTATTTCTTTCTTCTTCTGTGAATAAGTGTTCAATTTCTCTATCTTGGATATGATAACGTGGAGATTTGATCTTAGTGTATCTGTCAATTAAAAGATAATAAGCATTATCGCCTTGTCTTTGCTGATTCTCAGTAACCTTTAATATCTGTCCTTCGCTTGGTTCATAATTAGAAGTCGGAATATCATCGTCATTAGATGCTTGCGCACCTTCAAAATCAAAATCGGGATATACTGTTTGAATATATTCCTTAGTGCATCTTTTAACTATTAATTTATGTGTTGCGTCTTCGGTATCTTCTCTTTTTGAGTTCGGGTCTATGTAAACTTCGGCAGGGTCTAAGTCAGTTATGAAAATTTCTCCCCTGTTATAATCTGCCGTTGGGTCTGCATAAGCCATCATACACCACATACCCGTATCTATAAAATCCTCAGTAGCTTTTGCATTCTTCATATCTCCGTTAGAGATATACCAGATATGCTCCATTAAGTCAGCTAATTTCGCTGCGACATTAACGTCTGATTTTTCCTTGCCGTAACTCATCCATCTTGGAGAGTTCTTGGTCAGATTAGAAACAACCTGATCTCTCGCAGGAGTAGTTTCGTTTATCGTTAAGATAGGTTGATTGGCTGCGTTATTAGCGTCAATTATATCAGAAGGAATCTGAACATTAGCTACGAAAGCTCTATCATCTTCTACGTTCTGAATCCAAGTTTTCCTATCACTTGAACGATAGTCCTCGAATATATCTTCCGATAGTTGGACTTCTTTATCCTTATCTGCCATTGACAAACTCAAATAGTTTTTTTATTAGTTCGATAGTGAATGACCATCCGCAATGAGGGCAAAAGACTATATCTTTTTCTAATTGTATTTCTTCACCGCATTTACATTTCATCTTAGTATCGGCTCGTTTTTTTGTGGGTTAATAGGGTTGAACCTATTTTTATTTATTTCGCAAAAGAGTACGTCAGGGAAAGTAAATCTCCGTTTAAGTTCTCTGTTGCATTGCGGGCAATTAGTCAATACGGGTTCTTTAATAGAACTTTGTATTTCAAACTGTCCGTGTTCTTCACATATATAAATTCGTGTTACCATCTAAGCCACCAGCCAACTCTTTTGTTTATTAGAATTTCGTAGAAAGTATTTCCATTCGTCCTGCTCTATATCTTGGATAGTATGATCTGGTTTTAATAGTCCCCTTGTCGCATAATACAACCCATCTAATAGGTCATCATTTCTTGAGCGGGGGTACATTAGCAACTCATCCAATAGGTCTTGCATATTGGGTGTCATATAAACTTTCCTATTGTAGAAATAGGGGTGCAACGACTCTAACCTAACAGACTTCTCAGTACGAGGGTTGTATTTCTTTTCTAAACCCGGCAAGTACATCCCCTCCTCCTCCAACCGTTGTCGCAAATAGACTCTTAACATTTCTTGGTAATTTACCGTTTCTACATATCCTCTTGTAGGCTTTAAGTGTTTTATCGTTTCGATTATTTGTTCTGCGTGTGCGGTAGGTGTAACTCGTTTTCTAAAGTAAGGTAGAACGTAAATATTCCCGTCTTCATCGTAAGCAATCGGCATCGTAACTGAAAAATCTGCTGTCTGTTTAGTGGAAGATGCGGGGTCTATACCTATAAATATATTTACTGGTTTTGAAAGATTTACTTCCCTGTCGTTTATTTTAGTTATATGTAAAACCCCGCCGTCTTGTTTTGCGTCAACGTGTCCCTCATAGTATTGTATGTATTCTTCTTTGAAAAGCTGGTCTTCTTCGCCAACTATTTCGCACATATATTCTGAGTAAAATTTTGATATTCTCCCTTGATATTCATATTCAGCCATCTTAGCTTGTAGCCATTCATAACTTCGTCTCTCACCCCAGAGTAATTTTATCTCGCCATTTTCCTTCCAATAAGCCTGATACTTTTTAGATTCCCAACCTGTTGCACCATATAACCTATCAACTATGCACCCTTGCCTTACAGGAGTTCCGATGCAAATAACCCTTCCTGTTCTTGGGTCTAAGCCTTCTTTTGAACCAGCGAACTTGTCATAGTTTTTTAACATTTGGTCTTTAGTGAGGGTATTTTCTTCGTCATCAGGATCGTCTAATAAGAAAAGAGTAATACGTGTGTCGCTTAAATCTTCACCCGTTTCAAGAACTCCTCTCGCAGGCATACCTGTACCAATAGCTTTGATACTAAATTCAAAACCTGCAAGCCCTGTTTTAATTTTTTTCTCAGTCCAAGTTTTAGTTTGTGGAGCAGCCTGACCGCAATAACCGAATACATCTTTGAAGTATTGAGAATATTCTAATATGTTTTTTATTGCATCTAATCTGTTTATTGCTTCGGGTTGCGTTTTAGACTGTATGATTACAACCTTATTGCCGGGGTCAAAGAGTATATGATGTAAAATAAATCTTACATTAAGAGTGGATTTAGCAAAACCACGGGGGGCTTGAATACAAATTTGTTCCTTACTCCTATCCATCATTAATTTGATAACTTCGTGATGGAAGTCGGGGGTCTCATTGTAAAATGCCTTCGGCGTTAAAGATTTAGCAAAGTAAAGAAAATCATTCACGCATCGGTTTACTTCCCTTCTGCGGTATTCGTCTCTGGCTTCCTCCTGAGTAGTCGGTTTCTTTATTTCGCTATCGTTATTTCGTTTAGCCATACTTCCGGTGGTTTATTCGCTTTACGCTTGTTGCAATACTCGCAGGATACTACTAAGTTATTAATCTCATCTTTCCCGCCCCTGCTTAGTGGGTAGATATGGTCTAAGTGCATTTTGCCGTTTGGTATTTCTTGGTCGCACCAAAAACAAGTATTGTTTGAATTTTTTATAAGTTCATTGATTTGTTTTGTCGTCGCCCTGCTATCGGTGTCTCTCTCCCAAGCCCTTCGTTTATTGTCATATCTTATTCTCACCGCTTTAGCGTTTTCAGGGTCTTTCTCTTTCCACTCCCTATGAGATACCATATGTTCTTCTTTATGCGTGGCGTTCCAATCAGAACTAATCTTATTGTATCTCTCTTTATGTTTTAAATAATTTTTTCTTCTTATAGCAGTCCGTTTCTCAGGATTCTTCTCAACCCACTCTTTAACCTTTTGCTTATTGCATTCCTTGCATTTAGAATCGTAATAATTTCGCTTCTTCACGAAATAGAAATCTTCTAAGAGTTTTTCTTCTCCGCACAGACAACATCGTTTCTTCTTTTCTTCTACCATTCGGTAGTCAATACCTTTTTAATTGCGTCTTTTTTTCTAAGGTTGTAATAACTTTCCTGTGGAGTCACCTTGGTCGGTAGGGTGAAGTTCTTCTTCTCCGTTATCCCTTTCCCCATTTCTGGCTGAGGGAATTTATCTGATGCCCACGAAGGTAAGGCTCGTTTAGCACGTTCTTTTTTCATTTGTCTCCTAAATAAAAAAGCCCAAAGAGAAACATTACTGTCTCAATTTGGGCTCGCTTTTATGCTCGCTGTATTTAGATTTTACTAACCCATCGGTCAGTTACATACAATATAACACTTTTTGTTTAAATGTGCAAATTTAATTTGCAGTTACTGCATAACTAATTTTTCATTTTGGGTCACAGTTATATATCTAATGACTCGTTTTCCTTCTTTATCGTAGTATTCAACCTTGATTTGGTCAGAAATCTTAACGTTCTTAGCCTCAAACGTAGTCCCGTCTGTAAGGGTGAAGGTTAGTTTCATTCAATATCCTCGTCGTCTTTAACGAAGTTTTGTGCTTGTTCTATTTTGATAATCTCGAATACTCCTAATAGTTCCATAATAGGTAAATGGGTCTGCTCGATGAAATCGTTGATAATTTCATATAGGTTCTGTGCGTCAGATTTTTCCATTAGTTTCCCGCCTCATTCATAGGGTTGTCCAGCTTCTTTAACCAAAAGTCTATGTCTGCCTCGCTAAACTCTCCCTGATAGGTCTTTAAGAATAATTTAGCCGTGTTGTAAGCGCCTGCGTAATAAATCGCTTTTGCAGCAGATTCACCGTCATCAGTTGATCTTTCATTCCAATTCTCAAATCCGTATTTAACTGTATTATATATTTTAAAGAGTTTGTCTTGGATGTTCATCTTCTATCCGGATTTACATCTTCTAAATTTTTATGTATTTTGCCGTCTTTTCTTTCCATTTTCGCACTTTCTGGACTCAAAATCTCCTCTAAATCTCTATACTTTTCATCAATCCACGCCTTATGCTTCCTTAACCCCGTTAAATCGTTCCAATTTTCAATCTTTTTCTCTCCGCAAAAGTGTTTTATCGGTGTTTTTTCTTCAAAATCGCTATTTCGCATACATCTACACACGTATCTTTACTCCTATCTCTATTCCCTTCTTCTTTAATCTAACCCACCAGCTTTGCTCAGAATCAATTCTAAGGGCAGTTTTAGCCATCTTCTCCGTAATCTTGGGTAAACTACCGTCTTTTCCTTTTATGGGCTTAAAACTCATTTAATCGCTTAATCCAAAAGTTAAAAATTTGTTGTATAATTTACCAGCGTTTCCCTCAACGATGCCGTCCCTCGTTTCGGGGGTGCGTGGGGGTGCTTTTTCGTTAGAATTCCTATCAAAAATCATTGTTTTGTCTATGCGTGTGTTCATCTCAGTAGATTAAAATGAGAGTTATGAGTAATAAATCAAAGAAAAGTAAGGCATTGAGCAATGTTTTAGCTTTGATCTGTATCATTATTATCCTGTTTTAGCTGTTTAACTTGTTTTGCTTGCAGTTCATTGCCGGTTTCTTTGTCAATTAGCCTTAAGTAATCCGTTTGTGTTGTTGTTATTTGCTGTTGTTTGATAGGATTAAGGTCAAGTTTATTATCAAAACTATCAAGAGCCTTGTTTGCGTTCGTTAAGTCACCCTTCTCTATTGCCATATCAAGAAGCTTTTTACGCATTTCCAAGCTTTCTTTGGCAGTTATCCCGTGTTTCTCTGTTAATTCTATTAGTTTTTCTGTGACCATATTTTGTATATATTGACTTCTTACTACTCTTTTAGCCTTAGCTTCAGGGATTTTGTCATCAGGTCTGTAAATCCTGCCTAATTGTTTCCAGTCAACCTTTCCTTGCCATAACATATTGGCGTAAACTTCTGCAAACCTTTTATCTTTAGCTTGTAATTTTTGTTTAGCCTTCCCTTCATATCTCATTTAAAAAGCACTTGCTGTTTATATTGATACTATTTTGATATTAGTTAGCTGCCGATATGTTATGGTTATTGTAACAATTACCAATATTTATCACTTTCCAGTTAGGGTCTTTATATTTGTGTAATTTTAATATGTTTTTAGCGAATGTTATCAACTGGTTATTATCTGCATTTCTTTTCATAGTATTCGCCATTATCGATATAATCCTAATATTATCTTTTGTGTAACCTTTATTATTGTCTATTCTGTCAATAGATGGATTTGTATCAATTATTCCTTTATTTATCTCCCTCGTGAGCCTAAAACCTAAATAAGGGCAGTATTCAGGTATTTTAATATCTTCCAATACTAAGCTAAATTCAATCCCTCGTTTTTTAGCAGAAGCTCTAACCATCATTAACATATAATTCTCAAAGTTTTTCTGCCTAAATCTATTAGAGGCTTCTTTTGTAGCTTGCGGATATTTTTCTTTGCGAGCTAAATAATATTTATGATTTTGCTCTTTCTTGGTCAATTTTAATGGATTTTGTTAGCCTGGATAAATTCTTTTATTGTCTCTGCTATTCTCAATCTATCTGAATTGTTTCTTGTTTCTTTCGTTGGTGGTTCGTTTGTGCTGTATCTCAATGGTTGCGGGTCGTTTGTAAAGTGATTCTGTTTGATATATGAATAACAGTCTATTTGCTCTGATAGTTTTGTCAATTCTTCCGGCTGCAGATTTCTAAACATCATTGTAAAAAAAATGTACTGTTATGTAACATTGTATTAATATAATGAGAAACATTTACCACAAAAATAAATGGTTATCATCTGAGTTTAAATTATTCCAATGCTTATTACTAATTTACCGATAAATATATTAAGATGCAAATATTATCTTTTATTCACGGCACGTTGTTTGATATGCTTTATTATAATACAATGCAATAAAAAAGTATAATTATTTGATGAAAGGTATTGACATTTAAAATAAATGTATTATATTAGTAGTAGTTCTTTTAGTTAATTATTTATCAATTTTTTAGGAGCCAAAAAATGAAAAATTACATCTTAACGACCGAACACCCTGCAAGCCACTACGGTATGCCAATTTTGGTTGATGAGGAAACTTGGAGACCGATAGGCACATCCGATTTAATGCCTGAGTTTAACCCTTACAACAACAAATCTCATTTGCTTGGTGGCTATCAACATCCTACTGGTGCAAGCTATGCCGCCGTAATGGTAAAAAAACTCGGATTAGAAAATGTCATCAAATATTTAAAATCATCTCCTGATGCAGCTCACTATATTGATATGGCAATCAGAATTTTTAACGCTCCGCCCCAGAATTTTGAGGCAAACAATGTCAAACAATAAACAAAGTATATATTAGCAGTAGCAATTAAAATAATTTATTAACAGTAAATAGAGGGAAAAAGATGACATTAAACGAAATACAGCATATTTATGGCGCAAAACTCGGGAAGCGTCAAATTTTATCTAAATGGATTAATAATCCGATTTGCCAAAACTATATTAAAAAAGCACTTGAGTATAAATTGACCGATTCGGACGCTGATCATTTATTCAAAATAGGTAGCTGGAAGTCAAACCAATTTCCGGGTCTTTATTATTTGTGCTTAATCTATATCCACCCCTTAACAAAATTACAAGGTATTTGTCAAAAACTTGAAAAAATAGGGAGGCTTTAAAATGGAAATCTTTGCAATATTTTTAATTCTTTCGGTCACTGGTTTACTTTGGAAAATTATCAATAATTATTTATAGGAGTATTAGAAATGGAAACATTGGGTGTCAATTTTAATGATTTATCTTTAAGGGAGCTAAAAGAAGAAATTTCCGACATATCGAGAGATATTAATGCAATTTTAGATTATAACGAGGGCTTAATAAATTACAGGGAGCTCAAAGACACATGCACATTTGAACCATCAGAATTACAAAGGCTAATCGATGCTAAGAATAATTTTTTAGCAGAAGTAAAAAGAAGAAATGACGGTTTTTAATTCTCAGCCCTTGCACTATTAAGTAGTGATTGGCTTCATTAGTCACAAGGGCACAAACTTTAATTAACATTCAATCAAATAATATAAAGGTGTAAAAATGGAAGACAAATTAAACGAAATTTGGGACTATATCGAATTAAACGGCATAGCGACAAATGAAGAATTACGACTTGTGACCTGCATAAATGGTTATAATGAAAAATCATTAAACGATATTATTTATGCTCGCACTGGTTATCATTCGGTTGAGCAAATAGAGGAATGCGAGGGCGAAGATGAAACAAATTAAACAGTTCAAACACGATGATAGATTTTTATCTATTTCCGTTTATAAGTTTCCTCTTGGAAATTGCGGCGGGATTACTGATAAGGTAAAAACTATTTATATCCCAACTGATAAGGGAAATTATAAGTTTCACGAAATTGATCCAAACTTGATTTTTATTCCAGAGCGAAGAGGAGAGCATTATTTTGCATTAAAGCCTCTTTTACAGCCTGAAGGAATGACCGGACCAATGGCGGGCGGTAATTTAGCCTATTCTTCAGACTCAAGGTGTGAAGTGGTTTATCATATCCACGATAGATTCGAGACTTACGAACAATACGAACAATTAAGTAACTAATTCAGCGGCAAGCATTAAGCTTGCCTATTTATAATAATTTAATGGAGATTGAAATGGACTCAATAGACAATTTTAATGATAATATTTCGGCGGAAGCTCAGGAATATTTAATAAAACAAGGCTTTATAATACTACGCAAAAACGAGTATAAAAAAGTAGTTAAAGCCCTTAAAGACTCTTTAACAAATATCAACGAAGCAATGATTGATGGTGACTTGGAAGCGTGGAAGCCTTTAAGTGATAAGATTTACAAGGCTTTGAAATCAATAAAAGAAATCTAATTAACCCTATATAATTTTTTAACAAACAAAGGAATAAACAAAATGAAAGCAATGATAAAAAACAGAAATAACTATGACTTTATAGACTTCATCTGGACAAATGAGAATAGAAATAAAACAAGGGCTTTTATAGATATTCTTTTATTTGCTCAAAGTCGTTTTGGATTTTCGCAAAAACATCAGATCATACAAGACGGCAAAATGAAGATAGTTTATGATGACAATTTAGAAATTATTTACCCAGTATCTTAAAAGGAACTAACAATGAAAACAAACGTAGTTTTTAAGAAGTGGGAAGACGGGCAAATTATTGCTTTATTCCCTGATGATGACCCCCTTGATCTTCACGGCAATATTACTTCATATATGCACGTCGGGCAACATTCAGGCGCAAGCCCTGATTTATTATTTGAATTAGAATCGGCAAGCCCTGAAGAATATAAAGACCTTAAAGAAGAATTAGAATCAATAGGCTATAAATTAAATATAAAGGATTAACCAATGTTAGATATTAAAACACTAAAACGAATCTTAAAGCTAAGTCAGAATGGATTAGCCAGAGATTTAGGAATGAGTAAATCTACTCTTTATTCTTGGCTGAACCGAGAGAAGGAATTAAAAGTCACTGATAGTGAACGGATTAAAAAAGTGCTTGCTGAAAAGTATAGCATTGAAGTAAAAGAAACTGATTAACCCATATTATTTTTTGGCTCGGTTTTGATTTTAAGCGATTAAATGCGATTTAAGCTTCTGGCGTAGTATTTATCGGATTATAATAGAAGTGCCGTGAAAATGCCCGTGAAACACGTTATAAAGCAAAAGAATTAAGTAGCCCAACTGGGGCAAATACCTATTATACTTTTTTAACCGGAAATTCTTCACGGCATTTTGAGCAAATCCTCCCGCCTGTTTTAACCTGCCCGCATATAGGGCAGGAATTTTCTTCCTTTGGATTATCAAAGCACTCGCAAAAATGAGTATCATCCTGACGGCGTGGTTTTTTGAAAAGTTTATTGTATAGGTCTATTACTTTTTTCATAGGTTTTTAGGGTAAATGTTTCCGCAGGCTAATCTCATATCAGGTACGAAGCCAGTACATTTAATATCTGATATATCATTTTTTGGAATCCTGCAACAAGTAAAAGGATTTTTAGGGGTGATATTATTTTTTGACAAATATTTCTTTACTGTGCTTTTATAAATCCGGTAACGTGAAGCAAGTTGACCTATTGTCATTTTTTGAGCATCTTGTAGTAGATTTTCAAGGTTTACTTCTTCCCAATTTGAAAGGAATTTATATCCATAATAATTTCTATTCATTTTGCTACTCCTTCAAGATATTTTATGTATTTAATTAAGACTTCAATCATCAATGGTAAATTTTTAATTGCGAAACCTGATTTATCTTTTTCAGCTTCTTCGTGTTCGGCTGGTGTAACCGGGACTGAGCAATAATCGCTTGTCTTTAGTTTCTGCGAGTAACTTCCAAACAAATGATGTTGCTGCATATACGGGAACTCTTTATGAAACCAGTCCTTAAACTTCTTAGACCTGTGAAAGCCTATTTTATTTTTTATGCTGTTGTAGATTATGTCTTCTGTCGTTTTTATCATATTTAATCGGGGTGCGTTGTAATTAAAAGAACTCAAAACTTTAACCCTGTTCGGGAGGTTGCCTTTAGTCAACCCTTTTTAATGTTTTAAGTGTTTCCCGCACCCCTTAAAAATTCTTCTTTATAATCCCTATATGCTCTTTCGCTATACATATCACTGCCGACTAATTTCAGATATTCGCTTCGGCTGAGTAATTTATCGGTATAAGCATCGGGCTTTTTTAATTTGGTGTCCTGCCAAGTTTTATCTTTTTGTAAAAATTCATATAATGTCATTTCCGCTTCCATTTATCTTTGCTTACAAATTCAAAGTCTGTTTGCTTGGTTGAGTTTCGGTTATCATTAACAATGTCCATCATCTCTTTATACGTATAAAATCCATCGTTACTTTTAGAGGTGCTAAAATCTTTCTTAAAATATGGCATCGTGTTTTGTAGTTTGGTCCTCCAGTTCTTTATTTTCTTGCCGTGACCATCTTTCCATCCTGACTCAACCCAACTTTGATACTTAGCTTTTATTTGGAAATCCATAGAGGTATGATAAATAGGGAGGGTTTTAGCGTATTCTAAAAATTCATTTTCTGGCGGTATATCCTTTTCTTTATCTTTATCTTTATCCTTTTCTTTATCCAGTACCCCTGATGGAATATTAGAATGGCTATTAATACCCTTATTTTTTAATAATCCATACTTCTCTAATTTTGCTATTACGGGTCTATGAGGGTAACATTCATCATTGAGTTCGCCATATTGGAATTCTATAAACTTAGGAATAAACCATTTAGACCCACCGTTTAATATTTTAATCCTCTCTCCGACTAAATCTAAAATCTGCTCTAAAGTATAATCGGCTTCAATAGCAAAGTTTAAGTTTTTAATATTCACATCGTAAATACCAGCGTTGTCGCATTTGTCTAACAAGTAAATCCATACAAGTTTACCCGTTGGTGATAGTTCGCAAAAGTAGGGATCATCCCATTTCTCGGTAGCCGTGAATCGTTTAGGCATTATTTAGATTTCCCTTTAGGTTTAACTATGGACTTAAAATATCTTTTCTTTAGGTTTTCCATTTCTTCCTCTGAGGTGAGTAAATATGTTAAGTAAGTCGCTACTACTTCGGGGAGATGGTTTAATTGCATTTCTCTGACAGCCATAGCAATTTCCATAATAGAACCGCTAAAAAACTTTAGTTTGAAAGACCTGTTTAATTCCCTTAATGCATCCTGCATTTTTTCTGTCTCAAATTCGTGGCAACCCTCGCACAGAGTAATTAAATACTCATCGGGAGTATCCCACGGTTCAGAGTTGGTATATGCTTTGTGGTGGACGTTTAGTGTTGAATCCGGGTCTCCGCAAATTTGACAAACCCACTTATCTCTTTCTAAAATCCGTAGGCGTTTCTTTTGCCAACGTGGGTCTTTGAGTTTTTCTGAATAAGTTATTTCCTTAGCCATAGCTCTCTCCTAAAAACAAAAATCCCCGCACTACTTGGAAACTCGACTAACCTTTCGTTTGGGGATATAAAAAACCTTATGTCTAATGTCGAGTTTTGCACTACTCCAATATACGGATATTTACAGTAATTTGCAAGTGTTTTCAACTTGCCCTCCTTATTTCTTCAATGATTTCATCTATCACACTTCTGTAAAATAGACTGTCAAACATCTTTCCAAATCCTATTCCTTTTAATATGACCTATAAGCGTAAAGTCAACATTAAATTTGTCGGCTATGGTTTTTAATTTGTGACCCTTTTTGAGCAAGGATTTAATAATTTTAACTTTTTTAACGTCTAATTTGGCTGTCCTGCTGTTCCTTATATTGGTCACACGATCAACCCACCTGCAATTTGAAGGCTCATACCCCTTATTATTATCTATCCTATCTATCTGTGCTTTATCGAAGGGCTTTTCTCCCATATCTTTAGCAAATTCCCAAAAACTATTTTTCCACTTTTCGCAAACAGTTATGCCTCTCCCGCCATATCTCTTATAACCCTTATCATTGGGATTGTAGCATCTATTCATTAGCGCATTGTATATCGCGAACAAAGGATGTTTAGAACGATTATCCTTTATTTTCATTGATTCAAAATCTGTATTACCGAGCTTTCTTAGATGGTCATAATGCCTCGAACAATATCCCTTTGCTAAATATTTCCTGCCACAACCAGCGACTATACACACCCTCATTTTATTTCTCCTTCTATTTCTTCGTAAAACCAATAGTTGATTTTAGATATTTTATCTTTTATCAGCCTTTCCTTTTCTTCCATTTCCTCTCCTTTGAAATACTTGGTTTGCCGTTCCCCTGTTTTTAGAACCAATGTTACTTTATAAAGACTATCAGGGTTATATTTTACTTGTTTCTTTTTCATTGTAAGAGATATAGTTTAGCTTTGATTAAATTTGTGTCGGTCATATTGCTAATTTTAATTCTTGATTATTCATTGAATTGAAGATGTGTAAGCCGAGTTCTGGATGGACACAATTATTTAATAAGGTTCTCTCTTTTCTTTTAGGTAGATTATATTTCTTTAGGTCAAATATTACTTCCTTCTTTTCTACGTTTTGCCTTATCCTTCGTGATACATTTTTAATCGGTGTGAAGTAAAAGTTTGTCCAGAAATAATGTGAGCCGGCTTCAATAGGTCTATAAAGTGGTTGGTAATAGCTAATTACGTTTTCAATAACAAATTTGCCGGTTGAAAAGTGGTCTAAGAAAATAATCTCCTGATATAATTTCATATCTGGGTATTTAATAGATTGCCCCGTGTTCTTATTCGTTTTGCTACCATCACCCTTCCATAATAATCTAAATCTTGAATGTGTCGGGCAAGGCGGACTTGACCAAATAAAATCAAACTCTTTATAATGCTCTAAAAGATATTGATGTGCATCTGCTACAATTACTTTATCATTAGGGAAGAAATCCTGATATATTTTTGCAATCTTTTCGTCTAATTCGACAGCAGTTACTTCTATATCAACTCCGGTGTTTTCTTTAGTCCAGAGTTTGCGATTGCCTCCGATACCTGCGTATAAGTTTAATACCTTCATTTGATTTGCTTTTTAAACGATTCAATCATCCAACCTAATTTCTCTCTTGAGTATTTAACTGATATATGAGATAGCTGGTCAAGTTCCTCAAGGATTCCGTTTTTATATTCTTTCCTGAGTGCGATAGCAAAGGCAGGTTTATTTCCCTCTGAAAAGACGTTACAATGTTTACACTGTGGCTTACAGTTCTTTTCGTAATACCTTGTAGATAGGTATTTCCTTGAAATGTAGTGTCCGCAATCCATTTTCTTCCAGTGGTCTTGCTTCTTACAAGTATAGCAGGCTACCATTCCATTTGAATCGGCGTCCTTAGTCCTAATCCATATAGAAAAGTATTTGTCAGCTTCTTTGATTAACTGTTTATATGTTTTCATTCCCAACCCTCAACCTCTTTTTGCCAGTCTATGTTTTCTTTATCTAAGAAGAAATCATTTAAGATGTCTTTGATTACCTTAGAATCGGTCTGGTTTAATTCTTTTGCTAAATTTTGTATTTTTGTTTCAAGCTCATTATCCGCCCTGAATTGGAACGTCTTGCCTTTTTGTATTACATTCGTTGGTATTACCAAGCCATTTTCTCTCTTGTGTCTGCCGTAATAATGCGTGAAATCCAATGTTTTCCTCCTCGTTGCTTAATGAGTAGTTAGCGTGAATTTTTTGCTTGCCGATTTAAGAAGTAAAGCATCATTGCTCTATTTGCAATATCAGCTTCTTTGCCATTATTCAAATCTTCAACAAGTTGGTCTCTCAAATCATTAGCCCATTGTTCACGCATCGAAGGATCATCCCATCCAGTATATCCTTCAAACATTTTTTTAATTAATCTATGTTTCATTTCAATAGCGAATTGATCTACGGAATCGGTAAGTTTATGTAACTCCCGCAAAAAATCATCGCTAACACCGGCTTCAACCAGATTGCTTTCATTAAGAAGCCAGCCAATAAAGTTTCCAATTATTAAATCTTTCTCTTTGCATTGATCGAAGTAATAAGAAAGTTTGTCTGTTAATTCTTGTATTTTTTTGTTTGTCATTTTATGCCTCTAAAATTAAATTGTTATTTCCGCAACTGGTTAAGCCGCATTCCGTTAGCCAGCCTCGTTTAATTCATCAAATAAGTTATTACTGGTTAGTCTTTTTATTGCTATATCACAGTATTTCGGGTTTAGCTCTATCCCTATCGCTTTACGCCCCAGCAGTTTAGCCGCCACAAGTGTAGAACCGCTCCCCATAAAAGGGTCAACTATTAAACCGTTTTGGGGCGTGCTCACTTCAATAATCCTTCTTAATAACGCTAAAGGTTTCTGCGTTGGATGTTCTCGCTTTCTTGCGCTTACTCTTCTACATCCTAATACATCATCTTCTGGCTCTAACAACTTATGTCCGCCCTTACTTCCATAAAATATCATTTCGTAACTATATCCAAAATTGCTACCTCCGTATAACCCTGTGCTTCTTTCCTTCTCCCAAATTATTAGGTTATTCATCTTAAAATACATTTCAAATCTGTATAGCCAATCTGAAAGTAGTTTGAAAGAAGTAAATATGAATATGCTTCCATCGTCGCTCAAACTTTCATAAAATATTTTTAACGCACGCCCCAAAACGTTAGCATAATCTCCAATCATAACCTTTTCATTTTTATCTTTGTATGCTATTCCGTAAGGCGGATCAGTTAATATCGTGTGGGGGCGTAAAGCTCGCATTGCCGTTAAACAATCTTCGTTATAAATTGTAGTATATTCGTCTTCATAATACGGCTGGCTAACTACCGCATCAAACGGTTGCGGGGGTTTATCTTCTTCATATTTTTCTTGCTGTTCACAATACCAATCATAATATGCTTGATCGCTTTCTTGTTCTTTAATTATTTCTTTTATGTGTTGGTTTAACAAATTGCCTTCCATATTCTCACTCTTCCTAATTTAATTCCCAAATTCCCCGCACCGCTTATGCTCGATCCGTTATACGTATTTTTGCCTAACGCTTCTTTGCTTCAATCGGCAGCCAGTTTTTATTTTTCTCAGTATCTCTTAAAAGAGTTTTACCAAATTGAGAAGATGTATCAAGTTCACCTCGTTTAATAGCATTATAAACTGTCTGCCGAGAGCAATTTTTATTTTTTGCAAATTCAATTATTGTTTTCATCCCAGAACCTTTTCCAAGTCATATTCGAAACCATCTTCGGGGTTAAGCAACTTATAGCATTCTTTTATTTCGTTGTATGTATATTCGGCGCATCCATCGGTATTGCTAAAAACAAATAATCTTTCCGCAACCTTATCCAATATAGCAGAATATTTGCGATTAGAATTTTGCTTGCTGATTGCGGTCACTTCTAAAAATCTTTCTGGTAAGTTCATTATAAATTCCTTTCAAGTTGTTTTTAATTTCACTTACAATATACAACTTGTTTTACACAATGTCAAGCAAAAAATAAAAATTATTCTCAATCATTTCCGGCAAAAAAACGCATAACTTGCAACTCAACGGGAATTGCTGTTATTATCGGTTATTAAAATTCCCACACCATATTCATCATTTATAGGTATTACTAAATATAATTTCGGCTCTTCAAACATAGAATAAACTGTTACATATCTATCCTTGATTTCACTTAACTTAAATATTCTCATTGCGCAATCCCGTTAGTTGCAAATATGTTGGCACGACTTATACGGAGTCAAACAGCCCAGCTTGTTTTTCTTCAACCGTTACAAGCGTATCGTTTTTATGTCCACCGTGTGCCACTATTAAAATTTCTATTAACTTAAAACCTCGTTTTAATCCTAAACCATTGGTATTCCATCCAAAGCAAATTGCCAACCCTTCGGGTTCAATGGCTCTCGCCATTTCATTTTTACATTCACTCCAATAATTCATCATTGTTGGTTTAATATTATGCTCAAATAAATTTTTACCATAATCATCATAGCATTGTTTTGCCTGTGTAAAACTGTAAGGCGGATCAAACAATATTCCTTTAGCGGTTTTAATATTTCTCAAATAAGTTAGCCCATCAAAATGGCAATTTGCTTTTCTATTCGGGTTAAGGTCATTTGTAAATTCCGCTGGGCTGTTTTCCCCAGCAAAAGGGTCAACCCATCCAACACCTACGGAATACTTTTGCAATAATTCTCTAATTGGTTTAATTGTAAAAGTCCATTTGTTAGGCATAGCCCATATTCTTCTTATGGTAAGCGTGCCAACTTGGTTACTCAAGCCGACAGCACCTTCGGTAGAGAAGTTTTCGGTAATATGTTGTAGATTTTCTTTCATTAAATATCAAATTGTTTTTAGCTGCGGCTTAGTAACCGTAGCTGTTATAGCGAAAAACTGCTAAGGATTTCTTTTAAGTGTTTTCGTGTATAATGTTTAACAAATAATCGTTTCCAAAATGAAGTATGTAAATCAAGAATAAATTTTTCATTGAACATATATCTGTTAGAAGCTAATTCGTATTGGGCAATTAACCATTCAGTCGGTTTTGTGTCCGCAGTTTTCGCTATAACTTGCGGTTGTAGCCGACCGATAATTTTATTGCACTCAATAAGCATCTTAGCAATTTTTTCTTTTGGCTCTTTAAGATACATTTTAAGTTTTTCTTCATCTGTCATTTCAACTACTTGCATATAATTTGTATTCATAAAAATATTCCTATATTAAAATTTTCTCAGCGGCTAAACCGCCAATTCGTTAGCAAGCCTTAACTAAGTGTATTGGTTTGCTAATGTAATAATTCTTCTTAGCTCGTTTAATATATTTCTCTGCATCTTCCCTATCTTCAAATGCCGTTAATAAATTATCTCCCTGAAAACAAGCTTCATAAACAATATAAATCGGCTTGCTAACTCCCGCTTGCACCTGATTGCTATATAGGTGGTGGATTGTAGCTTTTACTTGCTTATGGATTTCTTTTAATTCTGGGTTATCTTCTAAGTCAACTACCGAATCTAAAAAGTGTAAAAATTGTTCTTGTGTTAAATAGTTCATATTATTTCCTTTCTTCCGCAACAGGTGAAGCGGAAAGCTGTTCGTTATGCACCCTCAATCCAATGTATCTTAGTGCAACCCTGAAAGCCCTTGCTAAAATGGATAGCACCACATAAAAACCCAAATGGGAATCCAACCTCTGTGCCTGTACCAACTAATAATATTTCCTTAATACCGCCCCAATCTGTTATATACTTTACTCGCATTTTGCTCACAAATATTTTGTCTATCGGTACTAAAAAAACTATTTCATTCGCTATTGCAAGGGCTTGTAATAAAAAATCGTTAAATGTACTATAAGGCGGGTTTGTTATTATCCAATCAACCTTATTATTATATTCTAAAAAGTCTCTACCATCTCTAATTTCACACCAATCCTTTGGCTCTGGTAAATTATTATAAAATGCACCATCGCCCTTGCACGGTTCTAATATAAAACCCGATGGAGCAAAATGCTCTATTAACCTTTTAGCAAGGGCTTCGTTTGTCATTACATTATCTCTAACGTTTATTTTCGGGTGCATAACTGGCAACTCAACGGGAATTACTTTCATTTCATCCATAGATTTCTTTTGCTACTTCCCAAGCTGTTTTAATATCAATTCCAAAACTATATGGGTCGTCTTCCCCATATTCCCATTTACGCCAAACTATTTTTAAGAATAAAATTATTTTTTTCATTACGCAATCCCGTTAGTTGCAAAATGTTATTTTGGTTCGTCGCTATCAGTAATTTTCATTTCTGGTTTTTTAGTAATTAAGGTATCTCTGCTGGCAAGATTACCAGCACACTCTACCTGTAATTTAACTGCTTCGTCAAGAGTATCGCACTCAAAATAAATATGATAACCGTTATCTGATTTATACCACACTTGATATTTTTTTTGTAATTCCATTATCGCTCCTCACAAAATAACTCGCAACTCAACGGGAATTGCTTTTTTATTCTTCATTTTTAAGTTTTTCCCTTCTTTTATCACAATATTTAGTTCCGCAAAATCCGTAAACTCTGCAAGCCCAATCATCGTAGGGGCATTTCTCTTTTTTAATCTTCTTCTTTTTAATAATTTTCTTCTCCATTACGCAATCCCGTTAGTTGCAAATATGTTAGTTTTGCTCGTCGCCGTTATTTCCTTTTAATAATTTTATTGATGGAAAATATAAATCTAAAAAAATGTTCCTTTGCGGTTTCTTTTCTCATTAATAAATCTTTATCCTTATAATAAGTCCAAGTGTTATAATCTTCTCTTAAATTGATAATATTCATAAATATCCTATAGGGTACTTCTTCAATAAGATTTGTAAGCCACTTGTTTATCTTTTTTAACATTTCTACCGCTCCTCAAAAACTAACTAAGCAATTAAGCAGAATTTTTATTCTGTTTTTCAAGCTGAATCATTTTCAAATAGTTTTTAATTATTCTGTTAAACCAAGCAATCGTTTTCCAGTCCTCAATAGGTATCTTCTTTAATTGCTTGCCGTAATTTTTTAAGTCTTTGTATATCATAAAAATCTGCTTATCGCTAAATCTGTTAATTTTACTCGTCGCTTTCTTCTTCAACTTCAATTTCATCTTCTGTAAATTCAGCATTACATTTTTTGCATTTATAAATTGTAGGATCATCTATCAAATAGTTAGCCGCAAGCCTAAGAGACAGCGGTAAACGTGGTGAATGATTTACGAACAGTTACTTCTTCGCCTTTTTCAACTTCATTGTAAGCAAGAATAGCTTTTGCCTTTCCTTTGGTAATTATACCACTTGCCCAAGTTTCATCGTGGTGAGTAAGTTGCATTCTAAACTTGCCTTTGCGTTGACTTACTACATCGTAAATCTTTCCTACTTCTAAATTCTGATTTTCCATTTTTATTTGTTGTTGTGAGAAAGGCCAGCGGCTAACAGCGGTTTTGCAATAGCCGCCTGACAGTTCTCGGTTAGTAATTAGTTTCTTCTTTGGCGGCCATCGCAAAGCCGCAAAACGTTACCTGCCATTTAAACGGCCGTTAAGAATAATGAACACGGTGTCATATAGTTTCCATTTTGTATTTAGACATCCCGTGTATATTGGAATAACCGACCTCATTCTGTCAGCCGTATATCTGGCCAATCTCAAAATTACATCGTAATCTGTTACATCCGGCATTACTATGCGCACTTGCTCCTCAATTCCATTAGCCACTTCAATCGCTTCTTTAAAAACGGCAGGTAACAAGCGGTTTGCTGCAATGGCGGGTTCAGTTTCTTTCTTTAACTTTTCGTCTTTCATTTTACGTCCTTTTTTAAATTAAATTTTTGTTATAACTTGCCTCCACTGACAGCAAGCCGAATGGCATTTACGTAATGCGTTCCGGCTCACTATTTCTCTTTGGTTATTATCTATAAACTCAATCAAAGCAAGCTGGTTTAACTTCGGGCTCAACCTGACTAATTTTTGTTATTAGCCATTGTATAAAATCACTATTATATTCTATAAATCTAAATAGTTCGCCTGTCTCTTTTATATTTGCTTCTTCAACAAATTTTTCTTCAAGCTCTTGTTTCAATTCTTCCATAATTTTTCTCCTTTTTTAATTAGCAGGTTAGCCCGCAATATGTTATAAAGAAATTTTACTCTCTTTATATTTTTTGTCTATACTCACTTCAATTTCCGCAATGTCCCTTAAATTCAGATTGCCTTTTTTCTCAAGTAATGCTTCGTAAGTAGCTATAATTTTAGCTAAATCTTTTTCTCTAATTCCAAGTTGTTGCACTCCTAACGCAATCCTCAAATAATTTATTTTTTGTTTTTCAGTCATATATCCTCCGTAAAATTCTTTATAACTGGCAACTCAACGGGAATTGCTTTTATTGTCGTGTTTTTCATTAAAATATTTTATTAGTTTATAATGTATTGCAACCATTAAATAAATTGTTTGTAGTTCTTCATCATTAAACGTCTCAAGTCTCTTCAGTATCTTTTTTATTTTAGTTTCTCTTTTCATTACGCAATCCCGTTAGTTGCAAATATGTTATTCATATTCCCCTATTCTGTAATCTTGTTCGTTTGGCGAAGGTATGTCCAGACCCCAATTAGCAAAATCTTTTTGTAGCTTGTCAACGCCGGCGACCATTTCTGCTGTTGTTGCCTCACTTGAACTCTTTGGTATTGTGTCCTTGCCTATTACCTTATAGCCCCAGTAACCTCTGTTGCGTATCCAGTCTTTAGTGTCATCTATGCTTAGTTCTTGTGTCCCTTCTTTTCTGTGTTCGTTAAAGAAGTCTTTAATCATCGGGAATAAAACAGCGTGGATATAAGAGTTCTGCTCGTTTGACCTTTTCTTATCATTAGTCAGAATCATCCTGAACCGCTTACCTTCGAAGTGTTTCAAATCTTCATTAAACAGTTCAGGATTATCTAACTTGCCATTAGTGCATCCGTAAAAGCGTTCAATCTTCATTTCAACTCTACTGATTCGATTTCAAAAAATTCAGGGTAAGAGAAAGTTGACATTATTTTTTTCGCATCTTTTAGTCGGAAGTAAAACTTGCCTTGCCATAATTTTTCATCACCAACGATAATCTGGTCAGGGTTGCTGATTAAGTTCCCCCAAGTATTCTTGCCCTTATGTTTTATTACGTAGATTTTCATAACTAAAAAGGGTTATCCCCTGTGTTTTTATTCTTCGCCCCAAGTTTCGGGTCGAATGTATCAACCTCGATGTAATAAGTTCCCTTTTGTGATTTCTTTATTACAAGGTTTACCCATCCGTTCTTAGAGTTTTCTTCTAAGAAGTCTGTAAATGAATCCACTGCAACGGAAAGATTGCCTATTACATAATCGGGTGCTTTCTCGTGTCTCTTGAATATTAGTCCGTTAGCGAATGTTTTTGGTTTGTCGTTCATTATGCTGCTTTCTGTTTCTTGTTAGCTTTCAGTATTGATTTTCTGGTTGATAGTTTTTCTAAATAAAGCGGCCTCTTGTCTTCCGGTATCTCTTGATAGATGTTATTAAGAATTTCGACTGTTTTTGCCTCTTTTATCTTAGTTAATATAGCTTCGTCTAATTCGCCATCATTTGCTATTACTTCAATTACCTCATTATTTGCCTCTGTGGCTTTATTAGGTGCGATTTGCGGGGCTTTCTCCGTAGATACGGGCAATTCCTTCGTTTTACTATTTTCAGTATCAGCTTGCATCATTTCATCATCTCCATAAACCCCGCTTAAATCCTCTGGCGCCATCATCCTTAGTACAGATTCCTCAGCACATTTTTTAATCATTGTCTGTGGGAATTGTTTCCAGAAGTGATTTAGAGAACCATCTGATTTTGTTTGGGCATACTCATTAAAGGGTAGTTCATCTGAATATTTCCCCCGATCTTCCGTGTCAATTTCACAACACCCGTAGAGTTCGTTGTCCCTTTTCTCTACCCACCTGCGGTAAGATTTTATCTTGCAATTTCTCTGCGCTATTACCCTCATTCCATCAATGCCAGCCTGAATAGTATAAGAATTAACCCACTGACCTTTGTTATCTTTCGACTTCCTTTCAACCAAGTGTATCTGTCTTAGGAACGGGTCAAGTTTCTTCTTTTCGCAAACAGTAGCAAAGAATTGTATTTGAGCCTCAGGACAGTTCGGGGGAATTATTTTATTCTGCTCAAGTAATTTGATTTGATCTTTAGTTAGGTTCATTTTTTACTCCTTGTTATTTAATTCTTCAATTTTGTTTTTTAGGTCGTCCACCTCATCGTTTAATTTATCAATGTCTCTTTCGTATGCCTCCAACTCTTTTATTTTCTCGCACAAAGGGCAATCATAAGAGTCATAGACGATTGTTTCGTGATTTCTATCGCACATATCCATATTATTTACTCCTTGTAGATTCTTCATAATAAAACTCAATGCCGTTAATCGGCTGTTGTATGACCTCGAAGTCGTAATCTTTCCTAATTCTACTTATCATCTGTTCGTCAACAATTAGATATCTCCTATCAATCTTATCCAGATCAACGACCCTCCATTTTTTTATCCTTGCGGTCGTTATTGTGCTTGTCATTTGCCCTAAAGACTCCCTCTTGATTTCAATGGTCGGGATGCTATCAAGAACAGACTCATCGTTAAATATTTCAGCCTCGGAGATGATAGACTCCTCCATCTCTTTTTGTTCTCTTGCTCTTTCTTCTTCTTCTTTGCGTCGTTTCTCTCTGAGATAATCGGATACTTCCTCGTTAAGTCGTGAAAGTTCTGCGTTAAATTCAGAAGATAAGTCTTTGAATGAGTTGTTAATAGCCTTAACCTCTTTGTTAATCGGGTCAACTATTGATTTCCTCGCTTTCTCGATCTCTTTGTCGAGTTCCTTATATTTCTTAATGTAAAACCCAGCGAGATCAAGTTCTTTTTCCGAGAAAACGCTTACCCCCTTACTTTCGCTTATTGCGATTTGGATGTTGTTTTTAAGGGCTATATAATCACTTCTTTTTTCTACTGATTCCATTATATCACTCCGTCTCCCTTGCATCTGTCGCAAGTTTTAGTTGGTCTATCAATTAAATTTGGATTGTTAGGCATATAGTTGTTATCCCAAACCTCACCCTCGCCATTGCAGTCGGGACAACTTTTCTTCCCTTCAACATATTCTTTACAGTGTCCGCAATACTTAATGTCGGTATCAACAGGATTGAAGCACATCTCACAGAGTAAGTCGTTATTTGCATCTTCAAACTCTATCTCAAAGCCGTTTTCTTTTTTGAAGTGTTTAAGCATTATACCACCTCTTCGAGTCTTCTGTCTTCATACCACTGCCGTAATTCCCAAAGCAAGTCCCTTAACTTTTCAACGTCTTCGGAAGAATATATTGGGATTATATCTCCGTTCTCACCCTCAAGGCTTGCCGATTTTGTGTCTGCATCGAAGTTTATTTTAAATGCCCCACAGACTAAATTCCCTTTTGTAATTAGTTTTCCGTTCATTTTAATTACTCCTTGCTACTTTTGTAGCTGCTTCATCCATCAATTCGTGATTGACTTTTAGCAGTTCGTTGATTTTAAGTTTTTGATTATAGATTGTTTTATCTTGCTTGTCTATAACTTCATTAAGTATCCCAATCTCATTGTCTCTGTCCAAGATTCCGTTCTCATAGATTTGTGCGTCAACCGAATCTTGACGGTTTGCGTTTAGCAGTGCAATCAATACTATCATAAATATTGCGCCGCCGATGAAAAAAAGTAACATTGTGCCTATCATATTTGCTCCTGTGTTTTGTGATTAGTTAATTAGAACAAGCTCGTAATGCTGACCTTTAGATAAATTTTTAATTGCAACCTGAATATAATCAAATGTTGCCTCTATTGTGTAGAGTAGGATATTATCTTGGTAAACTTTTAATTTGTATGTTTTCATACTTTTATATCTCTAATATTATGCCAGATGTTTTGTGGGATTTTGATTAGTAAGGTTGCTTTCTCTGGAATGGAGGTGGATTAATATGAGAATCGTTCTCAATATATTGAGACAGGTCACTTCTTAGCTTGAACCTTGGCACAAAGCCCAATTCTCTCTTAAAAAATTTAAGTGGCGTATCATTATCTGTTAGGGTAAACGGTATGGTGAACGCCCAACCATTATATTCAAACACAATCTTTAGTGGTTCGTTTGCAACTCCCACCTGGCGTATTCTTTAGTCCTTCCATACAATCACCGTGAATTAGGTTTATCTCAGGCATCATTCTACCAAACTATAACCTGAAAATTGTTTTATATAACTACTTATGGTTGTGCCATAAGCATCAGCGTTATCCTGACCTTTTAAGAATTGTTGCACACCTCCGATTCCTTTTAAATGAGAACCCGCAACCAAACCCGACAAGGTTATCTCTATTCCGTTGACAACTTCACCTATCTTATATTCTCTGGGGTTCTTTAGGATTCTGTATTTAAGGTCTCTGACGTGCTTTAGCATAACCATATCTTGTAAGAGGGTATCTTTCTTAAACTCTATCCAAGATATATTTCTTTTTTGTGGTTGGTCTTTTGGATGCCAGCCGTCTAAGGAGAGACCAAGATCATAAAGTCTCGGTTTCCCAAACTGCCAGCGTCCCATAAAACCTAAATTATTTTTTATCTCGTAGTTAGATGAAGATTCTCTCTGACCTAAATCTACAAGGAAGTCGTATAGTCCTTTGCTTCTTAACATATATTCCTTTATCCAATCTGGTGTTTTAATTGCTTCAACCTCAGTCGTAGTGGGCTGGGTGAAATTGAAGCATAGGTAAAAAGTAGTAGGACATTTATAGATTTCATTTCACACTCCCGATTATTATTGCTACTGCTGTTGCACCAACTATTCCCAATCCGAACCACAGTTCTTTACTATTCCAAAAGCTATTAGCCTTATCTAATTTATTCTCACAGTTTATTATAGCAAGCCTCTGTATTTCTCTCAGGTCTTCGTTAGCATCTATTTGGAAGTTAAGGTTAGATATAATCTCATTGTCCTTCAAGATGATTTCGTCATAGCCTTTGATTTGGAGTTCAAGTTTCGGGACTTTAGCCATAAGTCTCGCACCAATCCCAATCTCCCTATACGTCAATGACGTAGTGCCTTCCGCCGTCCAGCCATTTTCTGTAAGTGCTTGTCTATACTGTACCAAAGCATTTGTAGAGTCCTTAGCGATAGCCGAATCAATTTGAGCATCTCTATAAATTATTTGGGTTTTAATCTTCTGTGGAATTTTTAAGAGTGAATCTCTTTGAACTGTCAAGGATTTATTGACGGTTGCTAAGTCTTTGATTTTACCTAACAGTTCATTCTCCCTTGCGTGGTCTATCGTCACTTCTTCTTTTGAGCAAGACTTGCCTATGAAGAATCCGATGACTAAAAGTATCCCCACCGCTATTAGTGCTTTTATGAAGTTGCTCATTTGGTGAACTTCCCCTTTATCCATACAAACACATTATCAACAAACCATTTGCCGATGTAGTTATAAAATAAGATAGCAAAGCTCATTGTTATCAGCACCTGGAACACAAGAGTTTGCCATTGGCTAAAATCAAATGTTACTCTTAATAGCGTAACCAGAATTGATATAACAAACACAAGCCAATTAGTTGTTATTTTGTTCTGGACTGTGTTTAATGCTGATACTATAAAAGTAACCGCCATCGCTGATATAATCATATCAAGCGTAAAGAGTTCTGTTAGTTGTTCCATATTAACTCCTGATGATAGTCTCTCCCCACCGTTCACCTTCAAGCATCATTTCTAAGATGTTGGTCGGAGAGAAGTTGTTAATGTTTCTGTTAAATAAGTAAGTCCTTATCATTCCTAAGCCGTATTTAGAAGCGTGTTCCCTTGCATACTTGGCACATTGCTCCGTGCATATATCATTAGCAACAAACCAATTTCCCCATAAAGAAGTAGGTTTGCCACCGTGAAACTTCTTCCATAAAGGTAGTAACCACTTAAAAGGAACATTCCAAAACCACATTCTTACAAAGTAAAGTAACTGTAAAAAAGCATAAGTCTGCGTTATTGTTGCCTGTGCTACCTTATGGAATAATAAGGGGTCGTAAACTACTTTGTGCCTGTGAATAAACTCAAACTCCCAGCGTGATGGATAGTAATAATTCAACTGCTGAGTAAGATTGCTTTCAAATATTAACCGCTTTTCACCATCACATTTAACGTCACCGAATAGGGTATGTGTCGGCGTATCCTTAAACGTGCAATCCTTTAGTTTATCGTATTTTACTATAAGCTGCTTAAACTCATACCAAGTGAATAGTTTTATTAGAAACGAAAGCGTAAACTTCCGCTTTAGTCCGTCTGTATTTGCTGTGAATATTCCTATCATTCTCCACTCAAATTATCTTTACTGAATACTGGCCTGCCTGTGTCCGTCAATGGCGGATAGTGCCTTAAACATTGTCTTATCTTTTCTTTCATTTCTTTTCTTGGCATAGATTTATGCAGAAGCTCTCGAAGAAGCTCTCTCGTTTGTTTAAGCGAATCATATTGTTCATATCTAAGGCTCATAATTCTAACAACCTTACAATTTCTTTTGCTGCTTTCGGGTTTTTAACTTTAAGCATAGTCTTTATATCCGGCGTTGTTTTAGTCTCGATAATCAAGCACCAATTATCAATTACTTTAGAATAAGCGTAATAATAGTTCTCGCCTTTGTAAGTCCATACCTTATTTCCCTTTTGCCAACTCATATTATCCTACCATTCATTATCTGCTTATTCTTAACCGTGAAGTAACCATCTTTATCTCGTTCAATTATTGCACAGCCGTGTATCCAATCATTAACAGGCATATAATCAGGTCTGAGACCACAGTTAGGCGTAATGCTAAAACAGCGTTCCATTCAAAGTTTCATTAGCTAACCGACAATAGTTTGAATTTATTTCGCTACCAAAGTATTTAAGTCCAAATGACTTCGCCACCTTTAAAGTAGTTCCTGTTCCAGCATAAGGGTCATACACAACAAAATCTTCGGTTTTATCCTTAATACACATCATAATATTAGTTGGTAGTTCTTCTGGGAACGGTGCAGGATGAAGCGGATTAGGCTTAGCGGAAAACTGCCATACTTCACCAACAAATAAAGGTGATTTTGCTCTTTCAAAGTTAGGTTGGCAAGGTGTTTTAGTCAGCCAAAAAATCAACTCTGTATTAGGCAAATATCTAATTGGTGCAACAGCAGGGCTATTTTTTCTATCCCAAATTATTTGCTGCCTAAATGTAAAGTTGCTTTTTAATATCCATTCAATAGGGTGTGATGCTTTGTGCTGTGCCACCCTAACTTTGTGGTTGTAAAAAACACTTCCGTTTGGTTTCAATATTCTGTGCATTTCATTAAGCACCTTTATTTGTTGTTCTTGATATTCGGCTTCAATCATAAAGTCATTATCCGCTTCACCACCATACTCAATGTTTCTGCCTTTGCTCCAACTATCTTTTTCGTGTCTTTTACGGATAAAACCTTCGTAACCAGCTTTGTTGTAAGGTGGCGAAGTAATTATCAAATCAACGGAATTGTCGGTTAGCTTTCCCATTGTTGTAAGGCAATCTTCTAAAAGCACTACGCCTAACATCGGTTTGGCAAAATTGCCGTTCATTTCTTCGTTTGACATTCTATCTTTAATTTAAACATTTGTAATTCTATTGAAGTTTTGTGTTCGGCAACTTCGCCAAGCCGAGAACCGCCGTTGTGTGCAAGGCTACCAGCGACCTGCGTCAGCATCAGAAGCAAATGTCTCAACTCTTGACACAGACAATATCAATAAATCTTCTTTATCACCTAAAAGACGTTCTATTTCTCTTAGTGCGTTACTGTATTGGTCGCAAACCAATTCTGACTGCTTAAAACAAGCGTTTGCTTTTTTGTCTTTTCTGCCATCAAAATATTGATAGCATACAATGTAAAATATTGTTTCCATTTTTATTTCATTTACCCGCCCTGCACACAACATTGCATAGGCAATATGTGGGCTGACGGAAGTTATTAATCATTGTTTCTTTACTCAACTGTGGTGTTGGCATTCGGCTGACATGCTACTATCCCCACACATCGCCTATGCCTTGCCGTTAGGTATCACGTAATGAGGTCTCTCCTGATACCAACTCTCAGGGATTACAATATCATTTTCATCCGCAAATACTTCTTGTTTCGGCTCTTCGTATATTATGTGCGGGATTAGGTTTCTTAAATGATTAGCCTTAACATTTAATTTTTCTTCGTTAATAACAATCTGGGCTAATTTCGGGAATGATAAGTAAGGGTATTTAGCCCTGTATTTAAGTACTATATCTCTGTGTTTGTTAATCCCTGCCTCAGTTACCATAATACCTCAATAAAAAACCCCTACCATCTACTCGCTTAAAACTTTGGCAAGGATCGTGCTTTCGACAATAGGGGAAAATTAGATTATGTAGGTTGCCAAAGTTCATTATATCTATTGTAAATATATCGTTACGGCAACTTACGAACTTTTACGGAGAATTGCAAATGTTATTTTGCTTGGAATGGTTTTGTGCCGAATGAGGCTTTATCTTGATACTTAATTAATGTATAGTCCCCTGTTGAGGCTTTTGGTTTATCGTGGGTGGCAACATACCACTCCCTTGCTTCCTTAGATGCACTCTGGAAGATGTTTAATGCTATTGAAACGATAAGCCCTATTTTAGCCCAGTCAAGTTTCATCTTAAAAACAATTTTATTGCTGCAAGTCCTAAAACTTGGAGCAGGGCAAGTGCGCCTATTGCCTTCCAAAACCCCTTCTCAAGAACTCTCAGCCGTTGTTCGTGGTCTTCCTGATTCTTTGTGATACCATTTGAAAGTTTAGCTTCAATAGTGGTTAGTCTCTGCAATACTTCGCTTTCAAAGTTCTCCATTTCCCATCATCCTTAAAATTAAATTATTCTTATTTTAGTTAAGTCCATTAAGTTAAAATTATATATTAAAGTATATGTTTATGTACTAAAGTCATCAAAATACTTCTGGTTCAATTTCAAGGTAGATTTCATCTATTTACCTTGTATTCGACTCAAGTTGTGCATTGCACAGCCAAAGTATATTTCCATTGTGCATATCATAATTTTATAAAAGGTTTATATCTCATAAAATTGTAAATGCCGTTGAACACAATAAACACTCCGCCTGATCCGATTGCCAAGCCATACCAGAAACCAAGCTGTGTCATTAAAACGTAAACAAAATAAAACTGCCACAAAGTCCATAACGTATGCCAAATATCTGAAAATGGAGTCAGCAACATCCATATCTTGCTTTTATATTTATTCTGCCAGCTTACAGCAGGATTAAAATAAAAATCCCAACTATCAGGTATCCCAAATCGTTGTTTCCATTTAGCATAGTCGTGAAGTAAAGCATCATTACTTGCTTTAATAACATTAAACGTAAGCCAAAGAATTATTAAATGTATTTGTATCTCTGTCATCTATTGCCAGGTAAAATTCTAATAATTATTGTTTCGGCTGGGTCTGCTTTTGTTGTGACATCAAAATCTTCTGAATGCCCGCCACCAACTATTGTCTCTGTTGTCAATGTTGAATAGCTACTGCTTGAAGTATTCTTCACATAAATAGTATCTGCACCATTATCAGGGTCAGCAGTTTTCATTGCTGTTGAATAAGTGCCATTATAGTTAATCTTAAACTCTGCGCTGGTTGTAGTCCAGAAATGAGAAACAGTATCAATACCTGTTATCGGTGACGTTGCAATATATTCTGTATTTAATTCTCTACCTGTTAAAGCGGTAAAACTAAATGTAGGGACTGTATCTGCTATTCCTTGTTGAAATTCAAATGCTCCTATATCCCAAGTGCCATTGCGAGGGTTACCTGCAATATCATCTGTTGATATGTCGGGTAAGTAACCGAATAAACCATCTATATAATAGCTTACATCAGTTCCAGCATCAATAGCAGGTGAGGTTGATTTAAGTTTAGCTAAATCATAGTTCCATAGTGTCCTATCCCATAACTCATCATATAAATAGTTAGTCTCTAAATCTGGGTTATCATTCACTCCTGTTCCCCCCTTGCTTAACCAATCAGTCCAGTTAGAGATAGATGTTAATGTGCCATTAGAACGAACCCAAGTGTTACCACCAATCTCTGGCGATGCTGCATAAATTCTATACATCAAATTCGTCTTACAACTATCAATGTATTTACGTTGATTTACGCCTCCATTATAAGGTGACCCCCACGTTCCATCTACACTCCCGCACTTAGCAGGAGTATTGCCATTTGTTCCGACTTCAAAGACGATATTATTCACATCAATAGTGCCGTAATATTCATCTGCAAGTCCAACACAGGATTCATTTGCAGCTATAATCGTATTGTTGATAGAGAAGCAAGCAGGAATATATTGACCTGGCTGTCCTTGAGATTCAGATCCTCTCCAATACAACACCTGATGCGTATGGCAATCACAAGCACCGTGTATCCTGCCAGTATTGTAAATAAAATTATTATAAACTAAGCAAGTATCGTAATGGTTTGAATTTCTTGACGATATTCCAAGTATAATACTCTGCCCACTCGCCCCCGAATCTTCGACACAAATGTTATTGTAAATCTTCATATTTGGACTGCCATAACTTGATTGTATATTATCAGTATGATTAGGGTCAGCACATCCAGTAATATTACTCTGCTGATTTCTATTTCTTAAATAGTTATGGTGTATCAAAGTATTGACATTATATTTCATAATAATGTTATCATCAACCCCATCATCGTCTGCTCGGTTTATGATGACGTTATTCTTTATCTCAACATTCTCAATTATAGCTGATGTATCCGTGTGGCTATCGTTGGCTGGCCACCCTGTGAGTTCAATCCCGAATGAGTAGTTATCAATAATCATACAGCTATCTATAACTAAATTCTTGACGTTATATGTAACTCTGATTCCTACTGCCCCACTATTTCTGATTTCAAGTCCTTTAACATATATCCATCGTGTGCTCGACCCATCAGAACTTATGTCAATTCCATTCCCACTGCTCGTAATGATAACTCTACCAGAATGTCCGCTTGGTGAAGGAGAATATTTCCCCGGCATTACATAGACGTAGTTATTAGTTCCGCCCATTACATTACCCATATCCAGACCTTGACTATAAACAATCGAATCAGTCCCGCCATCTATGTATAGATACCCACCGCCAAATAAATTACCCCAGTTGATAGATGAGAACGAAGTCCACGCAGTAGCCCAGCTTGTGCCTGTTGTGTTGTTACCGCTTGGGCTTACATATCTTCTTGTCTGAGCAGATAAATCATAGACTAAAACAATGATTAAAACTATTGTATAAATTATATTTAATATTTTTCTCATCTATGGTCTCTGTGAAGTTGAATCAATTTTTATAGCATCCATATACATTATTGCAGTGCCTCCCATTGTTTCAGGTTGGTCAGTTCCGAAAACTATTTTGTCGCATAATAACGTATTGTCAGCAACATTTGCAACCGATACGCTATCAAGCGTCCCACTAACTGGATGAGTCCACCATACTCTCATCGTCCCTGTATTTGGAGTTGCACCTCTAACCCATCTCAACTCTATTTTTTGCCAGTGATTCGTCAGGAAATTTGGGTCTGGGAAAACAACATCATCTCCGTTAGTGTCAAGCTGAATATTATTTACATCTGCACCAGCCCCACCCGTTTGAACAGACAAGCCACCAATTACAGTCGCACCATCATACAGAGTGACAAACGGAGTAACTCCCCAAGCTGTGCCTGAATGAAAACCACTACCGTAATTGATATACATTGTAATGTAAATCTTAGTCGCATCTGCAACCGAGATTGATACATAATTGTTCTGATTAGTCCCATCCCAATCATACTTGGCAGAATAAGTCCCAGCATAAACAGAATCAGTTGCAGCAGTGATTGTGTTTGAACCTGCGTGAGTATAGGCAGTCCAATCATCAGTTGCATTTCCATCTTCAAAATCATCGCAAAAGATTTCTGCGGAACAACTGCCACCACCACCAAGATTGTCAAAATAGTGTTTTCTGTTTACAGTTATCCCTTGAGATAAAATTATCTGAGAGAATAAAAGAATAAAGCTAATTAGTTTTAACATATCTCACCGTTATACTAAATATTGAAACATCACCTGTTGCACTTATAGTTGGCACAAGCCAATCATTTTTATCTATCGCAGCATTTGAGAAAGTGGCAGTCTCTTGCTGGTCATTATCTGCTACCAATTCAGACCCCATTATATCTGTTCCTGCTGTGTTTGGAGTTGTCTCTGCTCGTTCTTCAATATTAAATGTGCAAGTATTTGCATCTGTATAAGCAGATAATTCGATTATTGTAATATTAAATGGGACTTTCCAGCCAGGCAAAGCACCAACAGTAGTCGTGTCCATTACTCCCCAAGTAAATGATAAAGTATCTGGTATTGCCCTTTCCAAAGCAGGTATTCCCAAAGTATCTTTAGCCTGTTGAGTTGTTGCTTCATACCATCCGCTTCCAGCGTTACCCATTATAAACTTACCAGAGCCAGTTACATCTATCAAAGATGAATCTTTA